AGATTGTAAGTCAACTTATAAACGACAACGTGCCGGAACTTGGTTCAACTGCATTAGAAAGTGACGTTTATGGGAATGAACAAAAGTGGGCTAATATTGCACAAGCAATTAATGTTAAAAATGTAGGAGTTGGGGTTAATTTAAACTTACAAGCTATTAATGGTATAGATGATTACCTGAATACTGCAATGCAATCAGGTCAGGCTAAAATAGGATATGCGGGTAGTGTAAGCCCAACAACAGGTATTGTTTCAAGAGAAGCTGGTAGTGAAATATTGCCATTAGGTAAGTATGATGTAAATAACTCAAAAGAGTTAGGTAGGTTCTTGCAAAACGTTTCAAAGTCAGATGAAATACTTGGTGCTGATGGTGGTAAAAAGAAATTGGTTGAAAGTATAAAAGAGAAATTGTTTTTCATTAAAACACAAGAACCGATTGACCAAGAGATTGAAAGTGCAAACATATCAGATGCGGTAGCAAGAGTTAATATGAGGCTTGAAAAAGGCCGTCAAAACGTAAAGTACAACGATAAGGTAAATGAATTACACTTTAAGTTAGGACTTAATTACGTTAAAGATTCCGACCCTGCGTTGTATGCAAACGTAATGAGAACCATAATCCAACTTGGGGATATACCTGACAAGGATTACGAAGGTATTGCGTCTTTGGGTCAGGATATTTACAATAAAAAAATACATCTGCAAAGTGCAACCAATCCTGAACTTGTTGGTAAACAGACAGATATTAAATATACTTCTTACCAATCTGAAAAACAAAAGTATTCAGAGGTATTAAGTGAAACAATTAAAAAGTTAGGGTACGGAAATAAAGGCCGTGTACCAACAAAAGCGATAGAAGAAGCATGGAAGTTACACCCTGAACTTGATAATGCTGAATTAGTAAATGATATTGTGAAAGATGAAGCTGCGGGTGGGTATGGTATTGTTAAGTCAGGGTTTTTAACAAAAAGGGCTAACGCAATAGCTGAACCATTTAAGGACTTAAATAGATTTTATAACTCTATTGTAGATAGCCCCGCCGAAACCTATTACAATTCAAGAAGGCTTGATTATGGCGATCAACAAATGGTTGATGCCGAAGGAAATGTAATAGACCGTTTGCCATCAGAAAAATACGGAACATTTGACAAGATTTTGGACGGTGCTGCAAAAATAGCGTCACAGATTTTAATAACTAAAGGGGTTGGAGGTTTAATGAAAGCCCCAATAGCTTTTGGCTTAGGTCAGGTTCCACGGGCTGCAATGACAGCTAATCAGGCTAAAGGGATTGTAAATGTTGGTGGTACATTTGCTTCTACATATTTACAAACATACGGTAATAGTTATATTGATTTTTTGAATAAAACAGGGAACCCGGATAAGGCCGCATTAATGGCTACTATTGATGGGCTTGGTACTGCGGCACTTGAAACATTTATCTCCCCCGATGTAAAAATAGCTGATAAAGCAGCGGAACTACTTAAAAGTAAAAAGATTGATTTTGTAAAAGACCTTACGAAAGTAATTGAAGGGAATGGTGGTAAATTGGCAGCAGGTAAGGTAGTTAAAAAGTTTGTTTCAGAGGCGGGCGGGATAATGGTTGGTCAGATAGCCCAAGAAGATTTACAGCAAGTAGAAAACTTTTTAGTAGAGGGTATATTTTCACCAAAAACAGTTGAAGATAGGGATTTAGCAAAGGAGTTGATAAACACAACTAAAGAAACGGCTTTAGCCACAGTTATTCCAGCAATACTTGGTGGCGGTGGGGTTAATAAAGCACAGCGTAAATTATCAAAGGAGGGGTTACATACAATAGCAATCAACTTTGATTCATACAAAGAGGCTATGGATAAAGCCGTATTGGACGGGTTAATGTCACAAAGCGACTACGACTTAGCAAGTGGGATTATCCAACGTCACAAAAGTAATATTGATAATGCGCCACGTAGGGATTCTAAAGGTGAACTCATTTCGACAGATAGACAGTTAGAGTACGCTTTTCAATCAACAGTAGAGCAAATATACGGTGAACGGGCAGCACAACAGCCCGATAATGTTCAGCGGGAACCACTTGAAGAAAAAATAAAAGAGGCAGAACAAATAAAAAGAAAGATATTCTTAGGGGAAGAAGTTAAAGGACTTCCCAAAGAAGAAAAAGTTGATGAAGTTGATGAAAAGTCGGTAGAAGAAGCAAGGCTTTTAGAGATTGCAGACCAAGCATTAAATAATGTAGCCCCAATAGCGGGTACAGATGGTAACGTAATGGCTATTGACGGGGGTAATTTACTTGAACGTGCGGTAAGTGTTTGGGGTACAGAAGATGTACGCAAAGGGGTTGAATTAAGCCTTGAAAAGCAACTCCAACAAAACAGGGATGAATTAAGTTCAATAGAAAATCCAACAGAAGGTGACAGGGAGTACCACAATGAGGTTGAGCAAGAAATACGTCAAAAGCATAAAGAGGCATTAGCCAAAATAGATCAACTGAAAGAGGTTGGGAAGCCGGAAGGATATGAATTACCGGGACAGCCAAAAGTAGAAGCAGGTAGTGTTGGTGTAGGGGGAGAGGTTAGGAGTGTTAATGATTTTGCAAATGAGAATGAATCATATAGGGTTATAGTAGGGGATGAAGCGTTTAATGATATAGTAGAAAGTGGAACGGTTAGAACTAACGCAGGAAACAAGGGAGGGGAAAGTTTATCAGACAAACTAAAAAATCGCCCAACCCTATTCCCGTCTTTCAGCAAAGGGAAAGCGTCTATGGAGTATGCGGCTGAAAACCCAAACAACTATATAATAGTCACAGAAGATGCAAGCATACAACCATCAAAAGCCGGAAGGCATGGCAAGGGAACGACAATGTTCCCAACTGATGAAAATGGTAATCATTTAAAAGAATTAAGCGGTGAAAAAGTAAAAGTGTATAAGCATATTGGGGAAGGTCAATATGTATTAGTTTATGCTAACGGAAAGGTTGTAGAACAATCCATCAAAGAACAACCCAAAGCTTCTGTTGCTACACCAGTAATGTCTAAAGGATTAAAACCTACAGATAATGTAAAAGCTAGTATAAAAATTGACGATCTTCTTAATAAATTTAAAGATCAAGGTATTACAGGGGATATTTCCAATGATGAAGAATATAGAAGAATTGTAGAAAAGAGTATAGATAATGTAAAAAAAGAAGATATTACTGCTGTAAAAGCGTGGTTTGCTAAAAATCTTCCGAATGTACCTCTCAATATTGTAGAGCATATCCTTAAAACTACAGATGGTGGTTTTGCTTGGGGTAAGTTTTCAAGTGTGGGTGTTACAATGTATGAAAAAGCAAAAGAGGGTACAGGATACCACGAAGCATTTGAAGCAGTATGGAAAATGTTTATACCTGTTGAAGATAAACAGAAAATAACATCTGAAATGAGACGTAGGAAAGGCTCATTCTATGATGTTATTACTGGTCAAAATACGGAATATAAATCAGCTACAGATACACAATTAAAGGAAAAACTGGCAGATGAATTTGCAGAATACGTGCAAACAAATGGTGCTATTTCTGAAAAAATAAAAGGTCAACCTTGGATAATCAGAATATTCAGGGCTTTAAAAGAACTTTTTGAAAAACTTATTTCTCCACAAAACAATATAGATCAATTATTTAAGAATATAAATAGTGGTCAATATGCTACAAAACCAGTTAATTTGGAATCAGTGGTGGGGGATGAATATAGTAGGGTGGCGGATTTATCACATCAGCTTACAAAAGAACTGATGGAAGATATTACATCAAAGATTTTAAATAATTTCTTTGGTGCTAATGCTACATTATCTTTAGCTAATTTATCAGATAATAAGGAAATACCCCTTGATGCTTATTATGATGCTATTAAACCAATGCTACTTAATAGATTAATGTCATTAGCAAATATTTCACTTGGGAAAGGTGAAGAAGAACTTGCTCTTAATTATCTTACTATTTTAGATAATGTAAATGATAATTGGGAAGATGTTGTCAAATTAAATAAAGAATATTTAAAAACATTTGGTCTTACAAGCAGTCATGAACAAGCCTCTGATAATCTTCCTGAAAAGGTGAAAGAAGCAAAACAGGCTGAATTTGAAGATGATAATGATGGTATTCAAGATGATGATGAACCTGAATTTGAACAGGAGAATAAATCTCAATTAGAATATGATAGGGATATATTTACAATTTCTGGTAAGAAAAACGCTTCTGCCGGAATAAGGTTATTATTTGCTACACTTAGGGATGCTAAATTTATTCGTCAGTCTAAAGATGATGTGTCCGTAATTCCAGCTATAGAATTTGAAAGATCATCACTTAATGGATTCAAATTTGTGCAATATGCAAGAGTATTCAATCAAGTAGCAAACGCATTAGTTAATACTAATAAGATGGAAAATCTTATTAAAAAGCTTGTCAACCATGCTAAAACAAATGCTCCTATTGTAGACCTTTTAAGTCCTAATAAATTAAATATAAATAGAACAACAGGTAAAATAAATTACAATTCATTATCATATAATGAATGGAGAATACTCTTGGATTTTGTAAAAACCATGAGTAAACAATCCCCTACTGCCCTCATATATGATATGAAAGGTAATACAGCCAAGCTTATTCCCGGTAATAAATATTCAGGAATTGAACAAATTAAGAGGAATTTTGTAAAGAATGTAAAAAATAACAAAGAGTTGTTCTCTTTTGATAAAAAGAAAAAGACATTTGTTGTCAATCCTGAATTCTTTAAAAAGAACCCAACACCAACCAATGACAAAGCATATATAGATTTTGCAAATTCTATAGGTATTAAAACTGTAGACGGTGAATTATTATCGCTGGCTATGTTAAAAGCTATGCCTTTATTTCAAAAAGCAAAATTCAAAAGTGCTTTATCTAGGGTGTATACTCAATTAAAAAAACAAGACCCTTTATTTGATACATCAAATAAGGCATTACAGATTGAAACTCCTCTGAATGAAATAAGTATTGCTATCATTTCCGCAACAAAAGATGACGGTTCTAACACCTTCTTAAACGTACTGAGAAAACCAGTACAGTCAGTGGTGTTGAATAACCCTCTGTCTACTTTCTTTAATAATTTTAATTCTGTTTCCTCCCTTGACGATCTACAAAAAGAGGAGCAAGGACTTACCGATGGATTTTCTAAAAATTCAGTGATATTACAAAGAGGTGGTAAATTCTTTAACGAAGATGGTGATCGTACAGATGAGAAGATTGAAGTGGGATATATTGACGGTATAAAAACTCCAAGAAACTCTAAACAATCTTCTAAATTATCCCTTATTCAAAGAAGACTCCTTTCTTTCAATCTTAATTTACAAGGTTGGTTTGTTCCTATTACCAATGGTGATAAGAAAACAGAATGGGTATTATCTTTAGGTAATCATATATCCTTCAATCAAGTAGTTGCTGGAACACATTGGGATTCAATATATTCTACATTCCATAACTATCTGAAAACAGAAATGGAAGTAGCGCAAGTAGATGATGCTAATACACTATCTGTTCTGGATAAACAAAAAAGGCGTGGAAATCTTAGGTTTTTCCTTAATATTCTTCCTGAAAATATTACAAAAAAAGCAAAAGTTGTAATAGATAATCTCGGGGATATTGATGAATTTATTGAAGAAAATGAGAAAAACATCAATAGCGCAATACGTAAATTCCTAGAAAAAGAAGCCAGTAGAACACGTACAGAATTCCAAATATATAATATATTATCAGCAGATGATAATGGAAATTATATATTTGATGGAATTGATGAGAAATTCGTAATGGATAACATCAACGATCAAGGTGTAAATAAATTCAGCGAAGAGCAAGTTGATAATGTAATTCTCTATAGAACTGTTAATCAGGTGATTAACAATATAGAAATGCATAAACTTGTTATTGGTGATCCTGCATTTATGTCCGATCCTGCAAAACGTATTCCCGGAGCAATGGGTGGTATAAATCAGACTACCTACGGATCACATGAATTTAATACGCATTTTTCAACATTAGCAAATAGAACTGATGTTAATTCTAGCTCAATACAATTAGAACCTACTGATTTAGGATATACTCCTTTCTCAGATGATGTTTCTATTGTAATATATCAAGACGTTATCGTAGAAGGTAGGGTAGAAGGTAGTGATTATAAGAACACAAATGAGGTGGATGGTGGCTCAAAAATGAACCTTTCTGCATATAGAGAATTGAAAATGAGATCAGCAGAATGGACCGATGAACAGGAAAAACAATATCAATATCAAATGGCATTCTTCAGAGATAGAATGTCAAAACAGGGAAAATATGACTATTCTTCAAAAGAATTAAAAGAACATGACGTTAACCTTTTAAAACAAGGTCAGCCTCAAGAAGGTATTTTTGAAATTATCAAACCTAAAGGATGGGGTCAGAATACAGCATCTCCATATAAAGATATAGTGTTCCTGAAAACATCAGCTCAACCTATTATCCCCACTGTAGCAAAAGACACAAACGATGAACTCCTTCTTCTGAAAATGATGAATGAAGGTATAAAAATTGCAGCTTTTGAATCAGCAGTAAAAGTAGGGGTACGTAGCACTGAACCAGCATATGTAGATGGTAAATTTAACGAAAATAAATACAACCCTGATGCAATACTCTATCCTTCTTGGAAAGATTTAGGTATTCAGGTGGAAACCCAATTCTCTCAAGGTAAGAATAAACTGACATTAGGTAGTCAGCTTACAACACTCGCTACACTTAACTTGTTATCTGGCGGCGTACCTCAAGGATTTACAGCTACAGAATGGAGCAAACTTTCTGAAGAAGAAAGAATGGCAAAATCTGAAATATACAGAGAGGTAGTTACAAATAATCAGATTCTTGTAGAACTTACAAATAATGGATATGTAGAACTTCTCGATAAATTAGGAATAGAAGAAGATGAAGATGGAAATTATGAAATAGTTGATTATCAACGAGTTGTAGATTTCCTTAAAGAACAGGCTCGTGACATGGATGATAATACAAAAGCTGCTCTTAAAGTGGACGATGTATTAAATTCATTAGCAGTACCTCTTGAGGCTATTCCTACATACACTCAGTTGAAAGCAATTCTTTATTCTATTGTAGATAAAAACATAGCATCCCCTAAAACATCAGGTATTGGTTTAGTGCAGATGCCATCTACATTTACAGAAAATGAAGCAAGAACTACCCTTGTTGGTAATTCCACTTATAAATTCTACACTAAAGAAGAATCTTGGATTGAGGTAAGTTTACCTGCATGGTTTAGAGATCAGCTTGAGAAATTTTATATAAATAATAAAAAACCAATTCCTTCAGAAGAAGAGTTGCTTAAATTATTGAATGATGCTGATATATTAAATGGTATAGGTTTCCGTATCCCCACTCAGGAAATGAACTCTGTAGAGGTATTTAAAATTAAGAGTTTTCTTCCTAAAGTGATGGGTAACACTATTATTGTACCTTCAGAAATCACCACAAAAGCAGGTAGTGACTTTGACATTGATAAACTTAATGCATATCTTAAAAATGTTGTAATTACCAAAACAGGTAAAATATCTAAAGTGGCATCATTTAATTCTCAGGAAGAAGCCGCTGATCATTTTGGAAGTGAATATGAAAACAGTATTCAAAAAGAGATTGACAAAATTGAAAAATATGATGATTTCCGTGAAACTCTTTTAGCTGTATTCAACGCAATAGAAAATATCAAGGGTGATATTACATTAGATAAAATCAAAAAAGCACTCACTGAAGACCTGAAAGAATTCTATGATGTGCATATGACTCTTCTTAATGAAATTATAGATCAAGCTGCTGAAGAACAATTAAATCCTTCACAATATATTCAAAATCAGATAGATAAGCTTTCCCGTAAAAAAGGAAAACTGAATGCTAAGTTATTTAATGAACTGGCTAAAGAAATGTACATTAAAAAATATACAAGAAAATCTCTTGAGAACGCATACTACGAATCTCTCGAAAGGCTTGTTCAGCTTCCTGAAAACTTTGAAAGGTTAATACAAATCAACACTACAAAAAATCTTGAAGAAATTAAGAATAACCTTAATAAGGCATTATTCACTGAGGATGAAATTAAACAAAACAACATCAATACAGGTGAAAAACTTGCATTGAACTATCTTCCTATTATCTCTCCTTACACTCTTGATGAAATCAGGCATAATCTGGTTACAGGTAAGGATGGTGTTGGTATTGCTGCTGCTGCTCAAAAGAGCAACTCAATTATGCAACGTACTCAGGTGGTGATTGATTCAAGCAGAGTAAATCTTCTTAATGATATTGATCCATTAAGAACAGAATTAATAGGTGATGGCGTTATACGTTTTCCTCATAATAAAATTAATGGAAAACCCACTATATCAATGTCTAAAACCGCAGATGGTAAGAAGTATATTTCAGATATTATTTCTGAGTATATTAACGGATTTGTGGACGTTGTAAAGAATACATTTATCATTGAGATGGGTGTTACCACTCGTACAGCAGGTACGTTCTTATTTATGGATAGGCTTGGTAATAACACTGAACATACTACGTTTTTCATGAATCAGCCTATTATCAGGCAATATTTAAAATTCCTTGATGCAAATAAGATAAACCCAATTAGAAACGAAAAAACAATAAAACAAATTTATTCTATCTGGGGTAATGTTAAATATACAGGAAAAGACACGCTTCCTACAGCTAATCAATTACTGGATAATATTAAAGAATATAAAGTAAAAAATAGGGATTTTAATAATTTATCTAAAGATTTCGTAGAAGAGCAATCTAAAATATTTAATGAATTCCTGAAATATCAGGAGATGGCATCTGATTTATTTACCCTTATGCAGGGTATAAATTGGGATACAGCCCATATGTCTGATCCTGAACAATTCCTTCTGAAGGATGTTAAATATGATAAGGCAAATAATACATTATTTACTCCTGCTTCAGAGATATTGAAGAATGTATTTATTGGAAATACACGCCAAAAATTGATGGATTCTAGGGATGCAATAGGTGGTTTTATAGCCATAGAACATCCTAATGTACGTGAAGTGCTGGATACATTAAAGCGTAAATTCATTAGTATGAGCTTCTTCCCTAAGCCTGATGTATATAGTGCTATTGCTAAACGTATAAATAACTCCTTCTTAAACTATATCTTACAGGTAAAAGGTGGATATAATAGAACTCAGATTGAGCAAGTTCTTTTGGATGAGCAAAATGGAGCAGCTTCCCTGCTTGAAGATTTACAAATTGCCACTAAAAAAGATTCTGTTTTACATTCAATTCTGAAGCAATTCTCCATTGAAAGAAGAGGTAATGATGCTAATAGTGTGAAAGCAATTATCTTTAAGAAAAGTGGAAATGATAAATATGACAGAGATACTGATATTGACAATTTTAGAATTTTAAAAGAAAATGCATACACTCAGGAATTATATAAAAAACTGGTGAGAGCAGCTCTTTTACAATCTGGTGTGCAGTATTCTCCTATCTCATACTCACATTTAATACCTTCTGAAGACTATGCAAAAGCATTATCTAGTCTTGTGAATAATCTGTCTACATACACTGATCTGGATAAATTCCTCACATCTAAATCATTTGCTAGAAACAACTGGAGCAATTCAGATGTAGCTAAACCATTGATGATCAGCGAAAAAAGAAAGGGTATATCAGATATGGGTAGAGTGTGGGCTATTCCTTTTATTCTTCCTAAACAGCTTTCTAAGTTCCCAAAAGGAGCAATAATGAAATCAACAATGTTCTTAGGAGAATACGCTAAGTATCAACCACTTAACTCAATGGGTAGAATGGTTTTTGTACCTGATCTTACATATATGATAAATAAAAAGGATGCGTTTGAGAAAAACAATCCTATTTTAACAAAAACATATCTGTATGAACTTGTCAAGGATGAAACGGGAAAACCTCTTACAATTACAGAAAATTACAAAAATAAGAAAGATGAAGAGGTACAAAGCGTAAGTTATCTGTATAAAGCAATTAATGCTTGGGGAGACGGTATGTATGCACAAGAGTATTATGATGCTGAACGTTCTTCACAAATTGAAAACAATACATTCAAAGTGGATGAAACAGTTGTAAATGATACAGCTATTTATACAGCATTACGTGGAAAATCTGTATCTTTACAGGATAAAAAGACAAAGACTTCTGATAATAAATCAACTCAGGATAAAATAAACGACTGTTTAGGATAAAACAATAAAATAATTATGGCCTGTCCCAATATAAACTCTCCTCAGTGGAAGGATTTAGTAAGTAAAATAGGTGTATTTGAAGCAATGAGGGAATTCATCAAAAATGGTGAAGAAATTCCAGATGCTGCAAATTATCAAGAAACATTTTCAGGTATTAATGCTACGTTAACAGTAGTAGGAGCACTCCAGAAAATGACAAGAAACTCGTATCCTTCTAATCAGGTACAAGGATTTTATAATGACTTGATAAAATTAGGCACACCTAAGAACCAATTAGATTTATTAAAAGACCATATAGAAAGGAATAATATAAAACAAATCAATGTTAATGATTTGATTGTCAGTATTTTATCTGAAATGAACTACACAATTGAAATTAATACTGCTAAAGAAACACAAATTTTACCAACAAGAAAATTAACTGAAGAAGAAGAGTTGGCTGCTCAATATGTAGACCCCTATATGATGGGTGTTCCAAGTAAAGAACAGCAAGTTCCTACACAACACCATGCTAATTTAACTGTACCGGGGGGTACTAATTATACAGAAAATGAAATAGCTACACCAGCTATTGTTCCTTCTATTAAAGGTCATGCACAATTTAGTACAGATAATGGTATAGGTTGGTTTAGAAGTGATGATAGGTTGGCTGAAGATACAAAAACTGATAATATTGATGGCACAATAACAGATTATACAGGATATAATGTAAATAAAATTCCTTCAGGATATACTATATATAATAAAAATAGAGGATGGCTTAGGGATGCTACTGGTAAACCTTTAGATTTTAAAACTGAAAAAGAAGCAAGTGATTATCTTAATAAGTTAATTAATCAAGGTATAACTAATAATAGTTCTATTATAACTAAAAATGATAAGATTATATTTGGACACCCTACTATTGGAAAAAGTTATTTAAAACAAAAAGGAAGTAATGATTTTATAACTTTAGATGATGATTATGCAGATGAAGTAAATGCTTTTATAGATGCTAATAGAGGTTCTGAAACAAGACAAGAATACAAAGGTAGAAAACCTAAAGAGTATAATGAATTTATGCTTAATCTATTTGATAGATTAAAATTACAAGCAAAAAAAGAAGGTAAAAGATTATTTGTTTCAAATACTAATATTCTTAAAGAAAGAATGTCTGAATTTGATAAAGTAATTACTATACCTAAAGATGAATTTAAGAAAAGATTTGATGCTAGGGGAGCTACTTATGGATTTGAAGATTGGAAATCAGATATAGATACTACTATAGCTAAAGTAGATAAATCTAAAGTAATTAGTACAACAGGATATTTATCTGATTTATTAGAAGGAAATCCTAAAACTCGTAGAATATTAGAAGTACAATCTGATTTATTTCAAAAAGGTAGAGATAGGGAAGATTTATCAAAAGATGCTTGGATAGCTGGAACTAAAGATGGATATTCTGTTTGGGAAAAAGGAAAAGGAAAGATATCTAAAGATTTTACAACTGAAGATGAAGCAAGAACATTTTTGAAAAATAGTTCTCTAAATTCTGAAAATCAATTCCTACAGCTCCTAAACAAAGACAATAACTGGGTAACATTCTTTGTTAAATCTATTATACAAGATAGTGCTAAGAAAGGTTATGAAAAAGTGTTGTTCCCTTCTGGAAATACTGCTGCAAAAGTAGAAGGGCATAGTACATTAGAAACTTTAAAAGAAATTACACAAGATAGAATTAAAGAATTAAAAAATAATCTTGAACGTACTAAAGATGATGAATGGATTAAAGGAGTTATAGAATATGAATATGAAAATAATGAATATGATCCTGAAACAGGTCCAGTAAGGTCTTCCGTTGAACATATTAGAAAAACTCTTGTAAATCGCTATACTTATGAATTAAAAGAAAAAGAAAGAGAATTAGATGATATTATAAATGGAAGAACTAAGTTAGGAGTTATTCATAGTTTTTATGAAAATACAATAACTAATATCCTTAAAAAAAAAGGATACAATCCTACTCAAATCACTGATGAATACGGTAATACATGGAATGAAGTAGAAATAAATGAACTTGCAAATAACACTATATTATTTCAAAAACAGGGAATAAAACAATCTAAAGCATCTGCAAAAACGATAGCTAAGGTAAAAGAATTCCTCAAAAGAATAGGCGTAGACATACAAGCCCTCGATACAGAACGATATGGAGGTATTAATGGTGTTGCCAATTTCTTAGAAGGATTCATACAACTTGCAGAAGGTAAAGAAGATGTTGCTATCACTGAAGAAGCAATGCACTTTCTTGTAGAAATATTAGAACTTACCAATCCTACATTATTCAAACAAATGATGAATAAGATAGGTAAGTATAACGTATTCTCAAAAGTGATGAAATTATATTCACAAGACTCTAAATATCAAACAGATGGAAAACCTGATATTCTTAAGCTTAAAAAAGAAGCTATAGGTAAACTCCTTGCTGAATATTATATACAGTCTGAAGATGGTCAATCTGAAGCTCCTGATTTGATGATTCAAACAAAATCATGGTGGGAGCAGATCATTGACGCTATTAAGAAATTCCTGAAAATTGCAGATTTTAATCCTTTTCAAGAAGCATTAGATAGTTTTAATGACTTAAATAACACAAATTCACCTACAAAAATATTAGCTAAAAGGATATTAGATAGTTTGTCAGATGACAATATGTTTAAAAAAGCCATTAAAGATACATACGATAATGGTGATTATAAAGCTGTAGTAACAACCTTCTATCAACAACTTACAGATAAGTCAGTATTTGGTATGAGTCCTTATGAATCTACTGTAAAAATGCTTGGTGGAAATGAAGAATTGGCTAAAGAGATTATATCTTTAGGTAATCCTTTTTATCAATTATCTGAAGAAAATAGAAAGAAACAAAAAGAAATTTCAGATAAACTTGATCAAAAAATTAAAGATTTTGAGATAAGGAAAGTGACAGGTAAAGCTGAATTTGAAGAGCAAGACGATATAAACTACTATGAGTGTAAAAAAGATGGTAAGATAGGTAAGGTGGCAAAGCGTGTAACGGATTTTGTTAAAGAAACAAAACGTCCGGATGTTCTTGCAAAATTTGAAAATGCTTCAGCTAAAGAAAAGAACACATATAAGCAAAAAGCAGAACACGGTACAGCATTTCACAACGATGCTGAATCAATCATAAAAGCATCCCTCACTTCTGATGGATATTTAAAACCTATTGATCAGATTAATGTAGATGCTATCACTCCAAATCTTCCCCAAGCTGGATTTTTAGCATTAAAGAACTATCTCGTTGGTGAAATAGATAATGAGGGTAATATCATTCCGGGTATATTGTATACACAATTTCCAACAGGAACCCTCTTCAAAGTTGAGCAAATTATCTACGACGAAAAAAGAGACGTTGCTGGAACAATTGACCTTATGGGTATCACCCCCGAAGGTAAGATAATGATATATGATTGGAAAACCAAATTCCTTGATACAAAGAAATTTGACGATGTTCCTTTCTATTCTCAGGCGGATTATAGAATACAGCTTGCTCAGTATAAAGCAATGATGTATAGATATGGATTAAAACCTAAAGAGGACGTTATTGTAGCTCAGGCAATTCCTATCATATATAAAGGTAAAATAGACTCCCTAAATGGTGATGTCACCCTTACAGATATAATATTTCCAGAAATAGATATAAAACAAGAAACTAGACGTTACCTTCTTCCTGTACCTATTGCTGAACAATCTTCAGGAAATACAAAAGTAGACCAATATATTGATGCACTTAACCAATTATATCAGGTTTTGTACAAACAAAAAGATGTAAATAAAGAGCTTAAAAATGAGCAATTAAATGCAATTTCTGGTGCAATTCGTGAATTACAGGTGAAACAAGAATTTGGTCCTCTTGCAGAACAAGGACTTATTTTCTTAAAAAGTGCAGAACGTGTTATAGAAGATATAAACACTCAACTGAAAAATGAAGATGGTACTTATAAGGAAATTGATCCTAAACAAGTAGATGAGTATTCAAAAAAACTGAAACTTATAAACGACAATATCCACAAATATCAGTCTACTTATCAGTTATTCGATGAATTATATGGCGATAAAAATCTTACAGAATATCAGCAGGAAACCTATAATAAATTAGAAAGATTATCATTGGATAGTGGTAAGATTGCATCTAAAATTAATACGGAATATATAAATTTTGTTAAGCAATATTATACGTCAAAAGAAGGACTTGATATATTAAAGACAGAAAAACCAATTCAAGGTTTACTAGATAGGTCTATTCAAAGCTTATCTCGAATGCAAAATGTTGCTCTCCAATATCTTAGGAGTGTTACAGCTAGAGCAAACTTTCAAAAGCAAAGAGATGCAATAAAAAGACAGGAAGAACTTAGAAAATTACTAGATGCTTTCAAAAAAACAGCTCAGGCTAGAGGATTATCTCCTACAAAATATTTTACACTTCTTGTAGGTAAGAATAAGAAGGGTGATCCTATGAACCAACTTATTAAAAAGATCAAAACAGAATTCTATACAGAATTTGAAAAAGCAACAAAAGACGATCCTGATATAAACTGGATAAAACAAAATATAGACCTTGATAAGTATATTGAGGATAAACAAAAGGTGGTTCAGGAAATGTTCGATCAGGTTGATGCTAGTACGTATAGTTCTAATTCCAAAGAAGATGCTAAACGTAAAGCTGAAAAGAAAGAAGATATTATAAAAATGTATTCTTTTGATACTCCAAATGCATTAGGATGGTATAGACAAGACCTCAGATATTATATAAAAGATGAGGCTAAATGGGAAACAGGTGAATATAAACAAATGTCTAAGGATAAATCTATTTTAGACTTATACGATTTTATCATAAAGCTCAATAAGGAAGCTAAAGATATGGGATATCATGATGACAAAACATCGTTGAGATTTCTCCCTTGGATGAGAGCCTCTATGCTCGACAGAATACGTACTTCTGGACTGTCAGCAATAGGCGATAGCATGGAATATCTATATAAACTTACTCCTGAAGAAGAAATCAGCTATTCTAAGGTTGATCCTAACACTGGAACAATTGAGAAATCTATTCCTGCATTTTTTACAAAAAACTTTGCTCCTGAAATAAGAGATGCTGATGGAAACATAGAAGGATATGATTTATCAGATGTATCTACAGATTTAGGAGAAACCCTACCTATGTATATAGAAGCTTTATATGAATTTAAATCTTTATCAGATATTGAACAATCTGTAAAAGCTGTACGTGACGTAGAAGCCGCTAAAAAAGCGTTCCTTTTAGATGAAAAGGGTAGAATTGTTAAGGAAAAAGGAACAAATATAAACAAATTAGCTAATGATAATGAGGCAAATGTAAAACTCTATGATAGTTTTGTGGAGGCTATTTTATATAAAAGAACATATGATAGTACAGCAAATCTGTCTACAGGGGCTACAAAAACCATCGAAAAAATGAACCAATACTTCAGATTGAAGGTGTTTGGTTTAAACATATTTACTCCAATCACCACATTTATTGGTGGTAATTTACAAGCTCTTATAAATTCAAGAAAGCTTTGGAGAGGACAGCAATTTTTAAAAAATGAAATGAAAATTGTCGGTAATCTGTTTAAAGGGGAAGAAGGTAATATAGAAAAAGGACTTATTGATTACTTTATACCTTTTACTGAAAATAGGGCAAAACTGAATGCGGAAAGAATGTCTTTTGAGAAAATTCAAAGATTTTCATTTTCTGATTTCATCATGGCTCCTATCAGAAAGACGGATATAATGGTACAAATGGCTACATCTCTTACAATGCTTGAAAATACAGTGTTGATTGATGGTGAATTAGTAAATGCTCGTGAATATATCCTTAACAGTAAAGAATATAGAGATCGCTATAAAGACTCATCTCAGTTAAAATCTTTAGAAAAAGACTTTGAAAAGAAAGTTAAAGAACTCGTTGATTCTAAAGGAGTTATGAAGTTTGCTAAGTTTAATAAGGACGGTCTTCTTGAAATAGAAGGAGTGTCAAGAGATTCTGATACTGTTAATAGATTGAGGCTCAGGATGTTAGATGAAATTAAAAATCTTACAGGTAACTTAACAGAAGAAGACAAACGAGATGCAGATAGAAACATTCTCCTCAAATCAATAATGATGTTCAAAAACTGGATTCCCAGACTTGCTGCTGTAAGATTTGGAGATTTGCAGAAAAACATTGATGCTAACCAATATGAAATGGGTAGGGTGAGAATGGTGTATCAAGTGATTAAAAATGGAGATGGTGGATGGATAAAAGGTTTATCTCATGGTATTCGTGATCTCAGAAACATGGTGGCAGGTAATGAGGAAGGTCTTAAAGCCCTCGCAAAATACTATGAGCGTACTGCTGAAAGTTATAAAAATAAGACAGGAAACGATCTGGAAATGACTCCTGAAGAGTTCTACGATATGACTCGTAGAGCAATAGAACAAACAGCCAAAGATGCTGCTCTTTTAGCTACATTTATGACTATGTTTATTTATGCAAAATCAGTACCACCAGACGATGACGACAGTGATGAAAACAAGAATTTTTACAGAGTTTCTGTAAGAATGATGGATAAATTAACGGATGAAATTTCATTCTATTATAACCCTCTTTCCTTACAGCAAATTTCTACAGGTTCTTGGATGCCATCCATAGGTATATTAACAGATGGTATTAAATTTTCAGGAAGTCTTATAAAAGAGGTTGGTGGACGTACATTTGGTGTTGAAAAATGGGAAGAAACAGCACATCCCACCAAGAATTTTTTAAATATGTTCCCTATAGCCAATCAGTTTTCTAAGGTGTTTGTACCACTTATTGATCCTGATGTTGCTAAAGATTTGGATATACATGTATCTACAGAATCTCGTAGAAACTAAGCTATAATAGCTTTAAAACCAATATCTTGTCTTTACTTTTACATAATTTAAATCTATATTTGCACAATAATGGTAAATAAAATTATTTACAAAACAGGACAAAAATTAGGAAATTTAGAATATATCTCTGAAGTAGATGCTCACGTTCGTCTCAATGGAGGAACTAGAAGAAAAGCTATATTTAGATGCAATTGTGGGAAAGAATTTATATGTTTAATTGAAAGTATTAAGTATGGAAATACTACCTCTTGCGGATGTCTAGTAAATCGAAAAGGTGGTAAAACCACACATGGGCATACAACTAAAGTAAACAATCTAAGGACTACAGAATTTATTATATGGCAGGGTATGATTGCAAGATGTGGTGGTTATAAAACAGGTAGAAAGTATAAACGTTATGCTGCTAGGGGAATAAATGTATGTGAGAAGTGGTTAAATTCTTTTGATGATTTTTTAAAGGATATGGGGTTTAGACCTAGTAAAAATCATAGCTTAGATAGGATAGATAATAATGGAAATTATTGTCCAGAGAACTGTAGATGGGCAACAATAAAAGAACAAAATAGGAATAAATCTACTAACAGATTAGTTACTTTTAATGGCAAAACTCAATGTATTTCGGATTGGGCAGAAGAAATAGGTATAAATAGAGCTACATTATATGATAGAATTGAAAATTGGCCAATAGAAAAGGCATTGACAACTCCATTAATGAGAAAAAAATAAAAATATCGCATGAATTGTAACACTATGCCAAATATAAATAATCCATGTCCAATATACGTAAAAGCTAAATGTGTAGTGTATACAGGCCCAAATCTGGACTGTATAGAGGCTACTACTAACGAGCGTTTGGATGCAATTTTATCAAAAATTAATGATAAATTGTGTTCAATAGGGACAGGTACATACATATCTAATGGTACTGACATTTCTGTTACAGGAAATGGTACAGAATTTAATCCATATGTTATTGCCTCTACGTATTCAGGATGGAACATTAGTGGTAATAGTAATACAACTTCTGCTAACTTCTTGGGAACCACTGTTTTACAATCATTAATCTTTAAGGTAAACAGTATTCAGGCAGGTTACATTACAGCTATGCCCGGAGCTGCATCACAAAGCTCAGGAACTGTAACACTAGGTCAGTTTGCTGGTCAGAACCTTGGTTTCAATAATGGTGCAAACACCCTAATTGGGCATGGTGCAGGTTCTTTTTTAGTATTTAATCCATCTAAAGGTAATCAAAATACATTTATAGGACTTTGGGCAGGACATGCTACTAAATATAACAGTGATCCTTCAGGTGGTCGTAGTGTATTGGTTGGACAATCTACAGGATTTAGAAACTATAATGGATCATCACTTACTTATGTTGGAACATTTGCAGGAGAATTAAATAACCAAGGTAATAGTAATACAGGATTAGGTAGGGACGCACTTCGTTCAAATATTGATGGTAGTTTTAATATTGCAGTGGGGGGATTAGCTTCTTTATATAACACTACAGGTATTAAAACTATTGCAGTTACAAATGGGGGAAGTGGATATACATTTGCAAATGTAACTATTTCTGCCCCTCCTGCAATAAGCCCCGGTGTATATCAGGTGACGGCAACTGCTACAGCTACTGTTTCCGGTGGACAAGTAACAGGTATAACAATAACTAATGCCGGAGGTGGTTATTCTCTCCTTACAGGAGAAGGTGATTTTCATACAGGTATTACAGTAACTATTACAGGAGATGGTACAGGAGCAACCGCATCTGTCACTGAAACTAAATCAGGAATAGGTAATACTACTTTAGGATTTGCTGCCGGAATGAATAATAATTACGGCAGTTATAATGTAAACATTGGTTATCTTACAGGAAATAGAACAGAAGATAGTTATACAACATTAGTAGGAACATCAGCAGGAATAGGATCAGGAGCACCGACCACTGTAACAGGCGCAATAGCAATTGGATATAATTCTAAAGTTTCCGCTGATTATACTATGGCCCTTGGTGGAACAGGCTCATATGCTGTAAATGTAGGTATCAACACTGAAACTGCCAGAAAAAAGCTTGATGTCGTTGGTGGGGATATCTTAGTACATGAACATACTATAGGTAGAGGTGCTGGTTCAATTGCTACAAATACCGTATTTGGTACAAACGCATTAACAGTTAATACAAGCTCTTCCCCAAATAATGTTATAATAGGATATGAAGCTTCTAATACAGGTAATGTATCATATGGATATAATACAATTTTAGGATATAGAGCAAATTATAGTGGTAGTTATAGTGGAGCAGCTAATACTATTATTGGTGCTGAAGCAGCTTATCTAAATCACGCTCAACAAGCAGTTGCTATAGGATTTAGAGCAATGTATACACAAGGTAGTAACGGATCAATAGCCATAGGTGCTTATTCTCTCTATAATAACGTTCATAATGGATTTAGTTCCAGACAATGGAATACTGCTATTGGAGAATATTCCTTCTATAATTATGGAGGAGCAGGTTTAGCTCAAACCAATACTGGATATGGTGCATATTCTGGATATGGTATTACAGCAGGTGATTATAACACATCTATAGGTGCTCTATCAATGGGTAAGGGATGGAGTGGTGTAGGTACAGCTGGTTCATCAGGAGGACATAATGTAGCTTTAGGACATGCAGCATTGTATTATATAAATAACTCTACCGGTAATATTGGGATAGGTTTTGGAGCTTTTAATGGAGCTACCTTTGCTCCCACAGTAGGATATAATATTGGTATTGGATATAATGTAGGTACTCTGTTGACAACAGGTAACTATAACGTACTGATAGGTAGTACAACAGGTGCAAGCTATGCTACACTTTCAAATTATATGATATTTGCTGATGGTCAAGGTAATGAAAGGTTTAATGTAAACAATTCTGGAAAAATGAGAATTTTCTCATATGGAGTTGGAACACATACAGGAACACCTACATATAATCTTTCTGTAGATACTAATGGTAATGTTATAGAAACAGCAATACCAGCTACATCCTATACTTTTGCAAATGGCCTTACCGAGACATCTGGAACAGTACATTTAGGTGGAGTCTTAATTGAAGATACTACAATAGATGGTTCTGAAAATATCTATGATATGACATTTGCTAGTATAAAAGCATTTGCTATTCAAGATACTTTAGAATTTAATATAAATACACTTGCCAGTGTAAACCAAGGAACTTCAATCAGAGGTAAAATTGCAATTAAAGGAGCTTCATCTCCTGCACAAATTACCGCAGATCAGAATGATTATTCACCTACAGACTTAAATTTAAATTCAGTACTTCGTCTCTCATCTGATGCCTCCCGAACAATTACAGGATTAAATTTAGGGTATGAAGGAAGAATTATATATATTTTCAATATAGGTACAAATAATATTATACTTTCTAACGAAAATATATTATCTACCGCAGCAAATAGATTCAAAATCGGATCAGATATTACAATAGCTGCTGATAAAGGAGTACAATTATGGTATGACATAACATCTAGCAGATGGAGAGCAGTAGCCATTTAATATTAATTAAAATTTTTATATGAATTGGGTTGAACTTTTTGGAGAAATTTTCAAATTTTTTAATAATTTATTTCATCTTCCATCTCGTCAAATAAAAAGAATTGTATCAATATATGATACAATGCATAGAATTCTGGATGATACGGAAGTACAGCAGGTGCTAGTATTTAAAGTGCATAATGGAGGTGGGCTTATAAAACCCAATTCTCCAATATTTGTTTCTGTTTTATATGAAGATTACACTACACCAATAAGAAGTATAAAAGATAGTTATCAGCGTCTTGAAGTAGATAGAGAATATTTGAAAATGTTATCTGAATTATATGAAAAGAAACATATAAAAGTAAAAACTAATAAGTTGATTCCCAAATCATTACAACATAGTTTGAATATTCTTGAAGGAATTCAATATATGGAATTCTTTTTCTTGGGTCAGGATAGACGAAATGTATATTTTTGTGTATGCTCTTCCGTATGGGAAAATGGATGGAGTGAAAAACTAGATCAAGATGCATTTGTAAAATTATCTATAAATTCTATAAAGAATAACATTAGATAAGCTACAATAGCATTATTATTAGTATATTTCACTGGTTTTACCAAATAATCATTGTATTTTTGCAAAAAAAATAACTACAATGAAAATCTGTTGGATTACATGCTTTGCAGGAAGACACGATAAAGTCGAAAGAGTAATTAAGTGCTTTATTGATCAGGTGTATGATGAACCTATATATCTTCTTTTATACAATAATTCAAAAATTTCTCAGTATTTGGATTATATACAAATGCCTGAAAATAAGCAAATTATACTAGTTAATAACTATTTAGATAAAGAAACAGGACAAGAATATACTAATACAGGAGCTATATTCAGAGATGCTCTCACCTTTGTACCAACAGATGTAAATGTTGTCACTTTTGCAGATAGTGATGATATATTTCTACCACTACATACAAGAGAAGGAATAGATGGATATAAACGTGCAATTTTATTGAATCCCCAATTTAAAGCGTATAAACCATTCTATTCATATTATATACATGATAATAATCAGGTAGATAAGGCTCATAATAATATGGAGCCTTCTATTTTTGTAAATTTTGATTATGTGAAAAATACAGGATTTCATTATGTTCCTGCATCATACCATCAAAAATGGCTTACTCCTCTGCAAAGAAACTACGAAATTTATCAACCGTTAGACGGTGTACCTACATTCCTATATTGTTGGGAATCAGGTCATAATACACATAAAATATCAGGACTTGGTGATCATGCTGATAATTTTGCAAATCATCGAAAATTTGAATCAGATGATGGTGATGGTGTATTATCTCCAGCTTTAGACTATGAAGTGGAGAAATATTATACATTAATAAAATAGAAATAAATTGCCAATTTTAAATAACTTTGGTCCTATTGTTATATCGAATACAAATTCTACCTCAATTACTTTAGATAATTGTGCAGTAGAAAATGTCATTGGTGTAGGTAGTGCTAAAATATACGTTAATAATAAAATGAGTATTCTTGGAAAAGTTAAATTCCAAGATGCTAATAATGTATCTTTTGGTATGAATGGATCAGTTATTACAGCATCTGCTCTAGCTGGATCAGGTGCTAATTTTGTTTTAAGTAATAGCAATGGTATCAGTTTTGGTACAACAGGTAGTGTAGTAACAGCAAGCTATACGTCTCCCACTGACTATTTTTCTTCAAATCAGTCAACACTTTTACAGCTCACTGCAAATAACAGTCTTTCTCTAGGTACTAGCTATACTTCTCACACACATAGTCAATATTTAAATACCTCACAATCTACTCTGTTTTTAACAAATCAGAGTGTACAACCTATATCAATATCTGCCTCAAATATATCAACTATCCTAAGTATGTTACAATTAGGTAGTGAAAATGGCCTAACTTTATATCTTAGCAATGGCTCTATATTAGGTAGTTATACGGATAGTGGAGGTGCTGGTGGAGATGGTATTAATAGAATATCAGCAGGTACACAAATAGCAGGACTTACACAAACTATTGTACTTAGTAATTCAAATAATGTAAGTTTTGGAATGTCTAATAACTCAGTGGTTACAGCCTCTGCAAGTTATTCACAACCAACTGATTATATATCTACAGCTCAAAGTAGTCTTTTCCAACAGACATCATTAATGTCTAATTATTTAGGAACAGATTATACTTCACATAGTCATTCTCAATATATTAATACTTCTCAAAGTAGCTTATTTCAAGCCACTTCTGATAATTCTTTATCTTTAGGTACTGATTATACTAGTCATACACACTCTCAATATGTAAATACGTCTCAATCTTCTGTATTTCAGCAAACTTCCTTAATGAGTAATTATTTAGGAACTGCTGCTACTCAGTCATTTAGACATACTTCTGCGGATACACAATTATTATTTACATCTCAATCATCTCTTTTCCAAGCAACATCAGATAATTCTTTATCACTTGGAACAGGATATACTACACACACTCATAGTCAGTATATAAATACTAACCAAAGCAGTTTATTTGCTCTCACTGCAAATGATTCGCTTTCTTTAGGTACAGGATACACTACACATACTCACTCTCAATATCTGAATACTTCTCAATCTTCAATTTTTGAGCAGTCTTCACATACTACAGCATTTGCATTAGTGTCACATAGTCATGGTAATCCAACCCTTGCATTAACAAACATATCAGGCAGCACTGCCTCAAATTCAGGTGGATTTACTTTATCCCTGTCTGCTAATCCTGCGGGTGGTGCAGATGGATACAATATTTTAGCTGCGGGTACACAAACTGCTAATACTACAGGTACTGTTGTTTTATCAAATAGTAATGGTATGTCTTTTGGTATGAGTAATAGTAGCATTATAACTGCCTCATATACAGTGCCTACAGATTATATATCCACTGGACAATCATCTTTATTCTTTCAGACATCTAATTCATCTTTATTTGAATTATCGTCTCATACCACTATATTTTTAACTACACAAAGCGGTCAGGCGTTTAGTGCAGGTGCAGCATCGTCTGTATTCCAAACTTTATCTTTCCAAGATAGTAATGGTGTATCTTTTAGCAATAATGCTGGTGGAATCAGAGTTTCACACGCTCTTCAGTTTACAAGTAATACATCAGCGATCACTGCAAATGCTATTAACACCTCTCAAAGTAGTCTTTTTCAGCACACTTCAGCTACATCAGCTATTACAAGTAATGCTCTAAATACTTCTCAGAGTTCATTATTTCAACATACTTCCGCAACTTCCGCAATTACATCTAATGCATTAAATACCAGTGTTTCACGAGTTGTAAATATTGTAGCTGCGACAAATAATACTGGCGGTGGTACAGCTTCCCTGTCTAATAATGTATCCTTTAGCAATGCTAATGGAATGACATTCTACACATCTGCCGGAAGTGCTATAGTTGCTAGTTATAGTGTACCTACTCTAACAAATAGCTCATTGACGATGCAAGCAGGAGCATCAACGTTAAGCTCTGTCAGCAGAATTGCCTTTGTAGATAGCAATGGTGTATCATTTGGAGCTTCCACTTCAAATAATGGATCAATTACTATAACCGCTACAGTAGCAACAACTTATGCTGCATCTAACCACTCACATGGTAACCCTACATTAGCGTTAACTAATCTGACTGGTACTACTGCTTCTGCGTCAAATGGATTTACCTTATCTCTTTCAGCAGCAGCACCGGGAGCTGGTGGTGGTATTGTATTGGCTAACTCACAAACAACTTACACTTCAGGTACAGTGAATTTATCTGGAGCTGGAGCAATCACAATTCAGTCTACTACAGGACAATCTTTCCAGATTAGTGTTCCTGCAACATCTTCATTGTCAGCAACTGGTATAGTTTCCATCTCAACAAATGGTTCCACAGTATCTATTGGAGCTTCTCAGAGTAACCAGAATATATCATTATATGCTCTTGGAAACACTACTCAAAACTCTTCTACTGTATTGAATGCCAGCGTTTTATCTCTGAATGGATTACAAGGTATTACAGTAGGATTCTCAAATGGTAGTATCCAACTTAGTGGTGCAACTGGTGGAACAGGTGGTGGAGGAGGTATAGCTTTAGCTAACTCTCAAACTACATACACATCTGGTACAGCCCACTTATCAGGTGCCGGTGCAATCACTATACAATCTACAACAGGTCAGTCTTATATTGTGAGTGCTCCCGGATCATCATCTATTTCTGGAACAGGTCATGTATCTATTTCAGTTAATGCTTCAACAATTAGTATTGGCGCTCCTTCTCCTGCAATAAGTGGAAGTAATGGTTCATTTAGTTATTCTACACTTACCTTTGGTAATCTGAATAATGTATCATTCTACACATCGAATGGTAGTATGGTAGCTTCAATTAATGCTGCTGGTGGACCAACTTTATCTAATTTTCAGCATCCTGAAAACATGTGGACATCTTTAGGTGCTCTAGGTCAAGGCTCACTTTCTATAAAACACATGTATGTACCATTCAATGTAACTGGTACTCAAATGAATATAGGTATGTCCGTATCTGGTGCTACAAATACATCAGCTACTACAGCTTCTGCTAACGTATCATTATGGATAGGTATCTACACATTAAATGGTTCCTCTTTATCACTTGCATCATCTGGTTCAGCTAACAACGGATTCCAGTGGTCACAATCAGCGTCATCTACAGGTAATACATCAATCAACTCAATGAGGCTGATGAGTGTTCCTATAAACGTGAATATGACTCCGGGTGAATATTGGATGGGTGTTGTTATCTCATCTGCCACTACATATACCAGTGCTGGTTTTACATTCTATGGTGGAAACCTTATTAATAACGCTGCTACTGCTGCTGTATTTGCACCTATTGGTTCTGGTACAACAGCCTCATCAATGGCTATTCCGTTCCAAGGTATATATACTGCTGCAACAGCAGTAGGACCATCATCTATGTCAAAAGCACATATTAACTTCTCTTCTGCATCCAACGTACAAAGAGCCAACCTATATTGTCAGATTTTAAATAACACTTATTAATGGCAGGAACAGCTTCAATATATTGGATATCACAGACTGGAGGAGGTGGCTCCTGTCCATATAATGCTACCTTTTCAACTACCCTAAACTGGACAGAATCTCCAGCAGGTACATGGATACCTATATCTGGAAATAATGGTGAGGGATTTCAGGGAACATTATCAATAGGTGGGGATGGATATATTTACTCTACATACGATGGTACGGTAGATACATTAACTACAGCTATTTTCCTAACCCCCAATGAAAGTCCAACTACACCATATTATGAAAATGTAGAATATGGAATATATATAAACTCAAGTGAAAATTATGCAACTGCTATAATGGGAGTATATACTGATTTGGCTGTACCTGCTGTATCTGGAGACTTATTTGGAATAAGTAGAACAGGAACAACAGTAATTGCCAGATACTTTAGAGGTGGCTCATGGACAACTTTACACACATATACTGCTGCTGAGTCTTCAGCCCTTTATTATGGAGCAAGCAGTGCTGACCCCGGATGGGTAGTAAAATGTGTAAATCCTAAATATTGTAATTAATTACATGGCAACTTATTATTTATCACCTTCAGGAAATGATTCTACAGGTACTGGTGCAATTGGAAGTCCTTGGAAAACCTTAAATAAAGCTTGGACTGCTGTTGCAGCCGGAGATACCATCTATTTACGTGGTGGAACCCATGCTTATGACCACATGCAATATCTCCAATTAAGGAATGGCACAGCAGGTAATCTTATTAAGATATGGGGATATCCCGGAGAGACAGCAGTGATTACAAGATCAGGTTCCTATGCGGTAGTTCCCGGAGTAGATCAGGACTTAATTTATTGTGAAGGAAACTATCTTCACTGGCAAGATTTGGAGATAGCTAATTTTGCTCAACTGGTGGGTGAAACAACTTGGTCAGCTTTTAGATTTGGTGATAGTAGTAACTGTATTTTTAGACGTATTAATTACCATGATAATATGGCAAGCATGTCTATAAGAGGAGCTTCGAGTAATAACTTAATCGAAGATTGTGATTTCTACCGGAACTCTGACCCTTATGGTTCTGATGGACTTGGAACTGATGCTTGGGACGGTGCAGATGGTTTACAAATTAACTTCTGCTCAGGTAATGGAAATATAATAAGAAATTGCAGAGCTTGGTGGAATTGTGACGATGGTTTTGATGTTTGGGAAAATCTTGGGATGGTTACAATAGAAAATTGTTGGTCATTTTATAATGGATATAAACCGGGAACATTTGATACTGCCGGTAATGGGTCAGGTATAAAACTAGGCAGTACTACTGGAACTGATATAAATACTAAGTATCGTACTGTAACAAACTGTATTGTTCATAAAAATAGATCATTTGGAATTGTTGAAAATCAACTACTTGGAAAATCTGATATTTTTAACAATACTGTCTCAGAATCAGGTGTTTATGGATTCTGGTTTGGTTCATGGAATGCATCAGTAGCTAGTATTACAAACAATATATCATACAATGATGCTGCTAATGAAATTGTAGGAAATGCTGTAACTACAACAAATAGCTGGCAAGGAGCCCTATCCCTTACTTCTGAAGACTTCCAGAGTTTGGATGATAGTCAACTGGATAATGCCAGAAATGGTGATGGAACTCTACCTACAATAACTTTTATGAAACTGGCTGCTGGATCAGACTTGATAAATGCAGGTACAAATGTTGGATTACCTTATACAGGACCAGCCCCAGATTTAGGATATGCCGAATATGCTGCTTCTGGTTCAAATACAGCAAGTTTAGCATGGCTTTTCTAATAAAAAATTTGTTTTTTAACTAAATACTTTTTATCTTTGCATTAAAACCAAACAGGAAAAATGAGTAACGAAGCAAAAATACACTTTGATCCCTTATATAGCTATGCTGGATATCATAATTCAAATCCGGAAACAGCTAAAAGGCTCTCAAAATCAAAGAGTTATGAAGATTTATCTACAATATGTATAGTACCTTGTATTGGTGGTATTCCTCCAAAAATAGTTCAATCATGGAGAGGAATGATGACACCAATGAATCAAAGGTTTATTATGCTTATGGTGGAGAAAATGGAAGTGGGACAAGCGTATTCAACTACAATTGAACAAATTCTTGCAAATCCTGAACTTTCTAAATGGAAATACATATTAACAATCGAACATGATAATGCTCCTCCTCCTGATGGACTTCTCAAACTATATGAGAATATGGATAAGTATGATGGTATAGGAGGATTGTATTTTACAAAAGGTGAAGCTGGTCAACCTATGTGTTATGGTAGGCCAAATTCATTCCCTGTTAATTTTATTCCATTTATGCCTGATCCTGAGACAGTTACACCGTGTAGAGGTATCGCTATGGGATTTTCTCTTTTTAAAATGGAAATGTTTAAGGATAAACGTCTACCAAGACCTTTATTTGAAACAAAACAAGAATATACTCCCGGTGTAGGTGCTCAAGCTTATACCCAAGACCTCGCTTTTTGTGAAGCTGCGGGAAAGTTGGGCTACAAATTCGCAGTAGATTCCCGTGTTAGGGTTGGTCACTATGATTATACTGGAACAGCAGGTATACCAGACTTTATGTGGTAAATATTTTTAATATGGGAAAGAAATATACATTAATGACTCCTGAAGAAAAGGAAAAAGTCAAAATTTACCAAAAAGCTTGGAGAGAAAGAAATAGAGAAAAAGATAATAAATATAAAAGAGAATCATATCTTAGAAATAAAGAAAAATTTATTTTATTAGAAAGAGATAGACAATATAAAAAAAGATATGGTATTTCTTTAGATGATTACAATAAGCTTTTAAAAGAACAAAATGGTGAGTGTAAAATATGTAAAACTACAATATCTGGGCCTAAAACTAATAATTTTGCTGTAGATCATGACCATAACACAGGTTACGTTAGAGGCTTATTATGTATAAAATGTAACGGAGCTTTAGGATGGTACGAAAAATATAAAGAAGGAATTGAAAAGTATATGATTGACAATCAATGAGTTATGAAATGTATAAATTGTAAAAAAGAACATGATGGGTTTAGCTGGTTTTGTAAGGATTGTTATGAATTAAAAGAAAAAGCTTATGCTAAAGCTAAAGAATTAGGGCTTAATAACCATCTTGAAATTATGAATTTAAGAGACAAAGCTCTATCAGATTATTTAAAAAATAAAACAAACCAATAAATAATGGCAACTAAAAAAACCAAAAAAGAAGAAAAAGTATCAGAGGTATTGGAAATAGTACCCGTAAAACCGGTAAGAATTGACTTTGGATGTGGTCAAAACTGTACAGTGGGTGAAGATGGTGAAAAATATATAGGAGTAGATTTTGTAAAATGTGAAGGTGTTGATATAGTGCACGATTTAACTAGTTTTCCCTATCCTTTTGAGGATAATAGTGTAGATGAAATCGTAAGTAGTCACTTTGTAGAACACCTTACAGGTGAAGATTTCATGAAACATATGGATGAATGTTGGAGAATTCTAAAACCTAATGGTAAGATGAGACTCATACACCCTTATTGTTTTTCAGAAAGAGCTTTCCAAGACCCCACTCATAAGACATTTATTCCTTCAGCTCGTTATCTTTATTTTGATAAAAACTGGAGACAAATTAATAAATTAGATCACTATCCAATTAAGAGTGATTATAGTTTTGAAGTGCATGTATCATTCCATAATGATAAAGGTGAAAATTGGACAATGAGGGAAGAAAAATTCAGAAATTACGCTATGGCACATTATATCAATGTAGTAGCTGATTTAATTGTTTACCTAACTAAACGCTAATATGAGAGAATATAGTATAATTTCATGTGTAGAGGATAATGAGCGATTTATTTGGGAAACTACTGTTCAATTACATAATGCTAGAAAATATAATCTTTCTGATAAATTTAGAATATTAGTATTTTTACCAGCATATAATTTATCCAGAGGATTATCTCCAAAATGGAAAGAATTAGCTAATATATTTAAAGAAACTAAATTCTTTTTCTTTGTAGATAAAACAGCAAGCGTGACAGATTTAGCTGTAGAATATCAATATATACCTATTCATAGGTTATGTTCATTAGAACAACATTTTAAAGATTTCCCAGAGCTTGAAAAACAGGCTATATTATATATAGATAGTGATGTTATTTTTACATCTACTCCTAAATTTTTAGATTATTTAGAGGATGATGTAAATTATTTATCAGATACACATACTTATTTAAATCATGAATATCTAGCATCAAAAGAAAAAGATATAGTTAAAGGAAAAGAAGAAGAGTATAAAAAAGCAAATGTAATAGCTAAAGCAGCATCATTTGCAAAACTTACAGAAGAAGATTTAAAACAAAACAATAATAATACTGGAGGAGCACATTATTTATTTAAAAATATCACATCTAAATTTTTCTCCTCATGTATAGAAACTTGTTTACTGGTAAGAATGTATTTCCAAGTCGTAAATCAACAGTTTTTTCCCGGAGATTTGCCTCTCGAAAGAGAAAACAACGGTATACAAAGCTGGTGCGCAGATATGTGGTCCATTCAATGGAACTTATGGAGATTCAAATTACCATCAGAAACACCAAGCTGGATGGACTTCACTTGGGCCACAGAAGAAACATCAAAATTAGATAAACGTTTCTGGATGCATAATGCTGGAGTTACTGCTGATTCTAAAATAAGAATAGTTGACAATTTAAAATCTAAAAAAGATGAAGAAGGAAAGCTAATTATCATAGATGCACCTGCTTTCTATAAAGAAAGTTACAAAAATAGATCAGTATTTGATGATATTGAAAATCTTCAAAAAATACTAGATCATCCTGAATCTATTAAATATTGTACTTCGGTATACGTTCAGGAAATTATAGATACATACAATTCACTAATAAAAAAATAGAAAATGAATAACAGAACAAAACTTTTTACACGTTTGGATGCCAAGAAAAATCGTATCCCCGGTTCATCTGTACAACGCAAAAATAAGCCTAAAGTAGGTGATTGGGTTGAAGAAGATGTAAACGTATGTTGTGCACCATATGTACTGCTTACTGCTACGCCAGCAGACGTTACAGATGATGTATTTAACGTAGTTATCTCTTGCAGTGCTTCCCCTGTACTTACTCAGGTGGTAACATTAGCATCAGCTACAACCACTATTCAAGATGTAGTAGACGGTTTAAACAGTAAAGCATCCCATCTTGGTACATTCCAAGTAGACGGAAGTAACATACTTTTAAAGTTGAAGCAAGACGTAGCAGACACATTATGTGCTGATTCTGCTAATCTCACTTTGGCAATCACCGTATAAATAAACTTTTATGGCAATTTTACTCGAAGGAGATAGTTCTTCTTCTGGCTCATTGACTATTGAACAAATAGCGTCAAAGCTTTCGCATTTCTATGAACAGATACATCTGTTACATTGGCAAACTACATCAATTGCAGAACACCAATCTTTAGGATCACTATATGAAAAATTAGTAGATTTTAAAGACGAAATTGTTGAAAAATTGATGGGATATATGTCTAAGCGACCTAATGCTTTTAAAATAGAGCCCCTTATCAATTATGGACAAGGTGTTCCCCAAAAAGTGGTAAAAGCGTTAGCTATATTTGCTACACAACTAGAAGATTGGGCTGAAGGACAGGAATTTTGTGATGTAGAACAAATAGCTCAGACATTAAATGGAGAAGCTAATAAGACATTATATCTTTTAACTCTAAGTTAAATATGGAAATATCCTATAAGAACTTTACAAAAGATCATATTCCAGATAATGAGGCTCATTATTTTGATTTGTTGGAAACCCTTATTGATAGTATGGACAGTAATTCCTACTTCACGATAATCAAAAATCCTGAAGATTATACATTTCGTCTTAGCCTATCTATTAGAAAAATAGATCATATTATAAGTCATATAAACTCTCTTAATAACGCATGGGGTATAAAAGCTGATTTTTCTAAATCTATGCGATCTGGAAATATTTTTTGGAAAATCCATATAAACTAATTATCTTTACACTATAAAACCAAAAAGAAAAATGAAAACAGTTAAATTAAAAACTAAATATCTTGATAATTATTTAGTTGAAATTTTCGGATCAGACAGGGTACAAGACCCACTTCTTTTGAAGAATATTTCTCAAAAGACTAAATTCCATCTTAAAAAGTTAGGAAATGCTATTCAGACAGAATATCGTCAAGTGATTGATCAAATTAAAGAACTCTATGATGAATATCATGAAGAGTATATTCCAGAAGGAGAAACTACTCCTAAAAAGAAAATTAAAGAAGGAATGGAAGAAGAATTTCGTAAGAAATTAAATGAATTAGATGAAATTGATATTGAAGTACAAACAGTAGAATTCACCGAAAAAGACTTTACAGATGTTGTTACAAAAGATGTCGTTGCAGGGAGCATATATTACAATATTCTCGATATCCTGTTATGGGATGAAAAAATTGATTGATTACGTTGTTGATATAAGAAAAAAAGCCCCTAATTAAAGGGGCTTTTTCGTTTGTGGCCAAGTATTAACATATTCCCGCAAGGATTTCTTTGACATTCCTCTTATTTTCTCTAATTCTTCATAATTCTTACCGAACATAGGGTTTGATCCTCCACTATCAGGCCCACACCAATGATCTATATGATATACTATTCCTTTGATTCTCAGGATTTTATATCCTAATTTATTAAATCTTTCATACCTTTCCACATCTTCTGGGCCATAGCTTATAAAATTCTCATTTTCTCCTCCTCCCTCAAAAAACCTCTCTCTATTCCATATAATAATATGTCCTACACTCTTAGGATCAAATGGCCGTGTTCCTTTAAACACTGTACTACCTAATATACCCACATCTCCTCCTGTATCCCTCAATTTACGATACCATTCTACTCTGTTCAATCGAGCTACTCTACCATCATAAGGATACACCATATCTGCTTCTTCTCGCATAATAGCATCTACACCAAGTTTCATTTGTAGAATTGAACATATATTATCACAATCGAAGTTTATTACAATTTTACATTGATTTAATACTTCACTTGCCATTTCATTTAACATTTTTGTACGATGAAATATATCACCTTTAAAAAATGAAAATCCATAGCAACCATATGAATTTTTAAACATTGTACTTCCACCCTGTTCAGATATATAAGTATATGTTATAAAGTTTTTATTAATCCAGTCTAAACATAACTTTAAATTTTCTACTCTATCAGAATGATCATACTTAGTAGGAATTGTAAAAGCAACATCATTAAAATTAAATCTTTCACCTCTATAATCATATGATATCCAATCTTCCGGCCAAAAATCTTTTGTACTATGTGTTTCTTGTAAATATCCTTTAAAATATTTAGAAGGATATATAACAACACTATCTGGTTTTTGTCCAAGATAAGCTTGCCACCATGAAAATGTGCTATTAGGTATAATAAAATGATCGCAGAATGTACCTAAACAGAGCTGTTCTATATCAGATAATCCTTCTGCAAAATAGATACTTTCGTGACAATCTAAATGTCGCTTAGCATAGTCATAATTATCACTAAATACAATGATGTTATTTTCCTGTTCCCAATTTGGGAAATATTTATATAAAGCACCAAGTTGATATTTAATATCTAAAATTTCATAATTTCCATTATCTACATAATCTTCTGCTACACGTATACCAATTAATATTGTATGTTTATTATTGGAAAATATATGACTATATTGTTCATACAATCTATATTTAAATTCAGGTGTAAAATTAAATAATAAACCACTTATATCAGACCTATAATGTGCCCAATATTTAGGAGATTGTAACCATCCTGTAACGCTAACGTGATCTTTTCCTTCAAATTGCTTCTTCCAATAATCCCATCCAGAAAATGAATAAGATGGTTCAGCTATATCTTCTTTAAAATCTCCCCTCGGTATAATATCTATATTTGATGTAAAATATTCAGCATAATTCCACTCAGGAAGTGCTAATTTTCTATTAAATCGTTTTGACATTCCATATAAAGAAGCTAGTTGGAACATTGAATTCCCAAGCCTACCCATACGCCGTCCAAATTTAGAATAAGAAATAGTTTTCATATTATTTAGTTTTTCTATATTTAAAACTAATTATTTGTGAGATATATCCGGGGTCTAAATTATATTCTTTTGCTAAATTAACTTGGGAGTAATTTCCAGTATTATATTTATCTCTAATGTCACAAACATTTTTCCAAGATAGCTTACAAAAATAATGTTCTTCTCCTTGAATTTTCTTCCTAGTTCCATTATCATATCCTTCTTTTATTGCTTTTGAAGTTTTTTTCAAAACTTCTTCTGGAATCTTTTTACCTGTTAATTTTAAAGATATTTTGTCTCTAGTAACCTGATCTACAAAATGTCCCGCAGATATTTTTAAGGCTTCGCTTATCTTTTTTCTAGTTTCATTAGAAACTTTTTTACCTAAATTTGCTTCTCTTAATTTTTGCTTGGAAAATTCATTCATAGCCCCATTATGACCCCCTCCTTTTACATTCATCATGCCAATACTTAATTCTTTATAACACTCAATATAAAAAATTTCATAATTATTTAAAATTTCCTGAGAAACATCTGTGGGTAATTCATGAACTATTTCAAATATATGAGTTTCAATTTCATATTTTCTAAAAGAGTTATATAAAATCGGCGAAGATAGACTCGTTTTGCTTTTATACCTATGTTTTATAAATCTTTGCTTTACATTTCTGCTCTGACCTATATAAACTTTACCTGTTGGAGAAGTTATTTTATATATTCCACAAATTTTAGACATATTTTTATTTTTGAAATATCATTAAAGTATCACGAAAATATGAAGTATGATTATCTACATGTTCACGTATCTCTAAAGAATCGTCTACTAAAAATTTCATGCCTTTTTTTTGAAGTTGGTCTATTATATAAATATTGTGTTGACAATTTACATGTCCAATTCCCTCTTGTCCCCTTTTAGCCCAACTAAGAATTAATTTATTTTGTGTATTATTTACTAAATTGTCTATAAATATATGCTCATATTTTTTATCAATATGTTCTCCTACTTCTAAACATAGGCTATTCCCTATTGAATCTTTTATAAATGGAACAGTAAGGTCTTGCACAGTAATATTACTATACTCAAAAGCTGGAAAGTTTGTACCCTCCACCCCATATAATTGCTTAAATCCTATATCATGAAAATATTTTAAATATGTAGCTCTACCACAGCCAAAATCTATAAGAGACTCTTCTTTTGAGAGATAACTTCCTATAAATTTAGCTAATCTATAACTGAAATCGTGATAGGCTAACGCTTCATCTATTGTCCATATTCCTGTTTCTGTAGGCATGTTATTCTTTATATTCTAAGTTATATTTACTATAATGTTTATCCCAGAGTTCTTTATCTTTCTGTTTTTCATATTCTCTAATCAAAGCTCGTTCACGATCATAATCGAATAATTTATTAAGCATATCACGAAGAGAATCTATTGTAAGATTAGTATTTACAGGCTTTTCTTTCATTTGTTCATATATACCTTTCGTTGATGATTTAAAATCAGGTTTAGGATACTTTTCTGCAAAATAAGCATCATGTACTTCTTGAGGGATAGATTTATATTTATGCTCCCAAGGAAACCATTCTGGATATTTATCAATAATTATACGTACTCTTTCCATTGTTTCTCTACCTACATATTTTACATAGTTATACACCATTACTTCCTGTACTTCAGTAGGAATCATAGAAGTTATCATTTCTTTTCAATTACAATTAATTCTTTATAAAAAGATATAGCTGCTATCATATCTTTATATTTCTCCAATCCTCCATAATTTTGCGTATTACTAATATGTTCAAAATTAAGAACATCAGTGAGACGCTTAAAAAAGTTCATTGTAGTGTTTATATAAGGATCACCATTATCATCACCTTGATATTCTTCACTATCCCAATAGCTTGTATGGACATCTTCTACAATATAATATCCATTTTCGTTCAATAGAGGAAATAATATTTCAAAAGATCGTATAGTTTTTTGATTGTTATGACTAGCATCATCAATAATAATATCAAATCCTGTTGCTGATTTATGTAACTTTTTAAGAAATTTTTCATCATTCTGATCACCTATATGTGTTTCTATTCTATTAGGAATGTTTAGAAATTCCTTTTTGTATATATCTACACCTATTATTTTTGCTTTTGGTAGATAATCAGCAAATGCCTTTAAATCACCACCACCCCTATCTTCATAATGGTATCCACCTACGCCTAATTCTAACAAAGTAAATTTATTATATTGTATAGGATTTAGTATCCTCTCATATATAGGAGTATAGTTGTGATGGTTACTCCCCTTATCGCTTTCGTATTTATTAAATAATTCGTCTAAAAAACTCATGGTTTATAGTTTAATTGCAATCCATATTTTTTGAAATATTCATTAATTAGATTAAAATCATGCGTCCTTTTCCAGATACGTTTTAATCTACGGCAATGATTTACGGGATGTTCTTCCCATTCTCCTATAAGCTGTTGTTTCTTTTCATTAAAATGAGTTCCCGGCCAGTATTTATGAAATGCATAATACTCGTCAGGAGGAAGTTTATTACCTTCTTGTCTAATCCATTTAAAAATATCTTTATTTCCTATTGTCATACTAATATATTTTTAGCTTTTAAAATTGTTTCCACCTTATACCAATCTACAAATGGTTTTTTTCCTTCATTTACATAACTTAAAGGACAACCTAACGCATTATCATCTATGTATAAATTAGCATATACTTTTGGGCTACTTGTCCAACTTGATTGTTCGGGATTATTATTTATTCCAAATAATATTATGTCATTTTTAGTAAGGTAGTCAACAGCTTCTTGTAATTTTTCCCCTGAACGCATTGTATACAATATTAATTTACATCCTTGGGACTGTAATTTTTTCATAGTTTCCAATGCATTAGGTACTCTTGTTCCAATATTTGGATATTCGTGTGTTACTATAGTACCATCAAAATCTATAGCTATAATCATAATTCTCCTTTTTCGTGTAAAGATAGTAATTTTTTATATTCAGCATATTGTTTCGGTGCTTTTTCTGGAAATTCTGAAAATTGGGTATGTGCATCAGGATGTACAATTTTAACATTCCATTCACAAAACTTATATTGGGGGTATTTAATTTTCTCTTTTGGTAATATATGGCTATATACAGTACTTAATCCTCTATACTTATCTCTGTATAATCTTTTTCCTGTCTCAAAACATACGACAAATGTATTGCCAAAGTGATCCATTAATTCCCTACTATCCCATAGAGAAAAGAAAAAATCCCACATTTTTTCACTTTCAGCTTTTTTTTCTTCCTTTGTTTTCTTCATTATACCCTTTTATAAATTTCCCTAAAATTCTTATTAAAGTAGTCAATCATATTATTTGTCACTTTTCTCCATCTCTTATACAAATGTGTACGTTTATCAGGTACATTTTCTGTATAATTTTCAATAAGTTCCATCAATTCACCAGCACTAATATCCTTCATAAATGTACCATTACCAATATATTGTGGTCCTAATGGTTTGTCTTCTTGATTATCATATTCATCCAAATTTGGTTTTTTACTCATATTCTTCTTCATATATCTCAAGTTTTTTGTTGATATATTCAAGTTTCATTTTTTGATTTTTAGTTATATCTACTATATCAGTATAAAAATCAAGAAGCCAAACTAAATGTATGTAATATTGCATTATTTTATTGTAGTGATTACACCATTTTTAATTGTACATGTATGTTCTCCAATTCCAATTGGAAATTCTGCATTTCCAAGCACTTTCCACATTCTAATAAGTTCATCAGTGATTACTTTATTCTCAATATCATTTACATCTATAAGTTCAACTCTTTCTAAAAATCTTAATTTAGCATGTTCACTTAATACAAGTTTATCTTTTGTCATATCAGCTATCTGAGCTTTTAAACTATTTACATTTCTACTATGTTTTTTTATAGTTTCAACGATTTCACATCGTTGTTTTTCTAGCACTCCCAATTCAGCTTTCTCCTTTTCAAGCCTTGAATATAACGATTTTAACGTTACTTCAGATTTTATAGATTTATCCATAATTCATTAGTCATTTATTTCAATATTTTTTGTTTTAATGTATTCTTTTACTTTTCCTTCAAGTTCTACTAAATATTCAGGATTATCTTTTAAAAACTGTTTCACACCATCTTCACCTTGAAGTTTTGTTTCACCCACTGTATACCAAGCACCACCTTTTGTGATTTCTCCCATTTCAAGAGCCAAATCGATTATTTCCTGAACCCTTTGAATTCCTTTACCAAATTCTACATAGTATTCAAATGTCTTATAAGGAATACCGATTTTAGATTTTGTAATTTTACCTTTTACATGTATTCCATATGCGCCATTTGCATCCTTATCTACACTTTTACTTATTTCAATTTTAAGAGATTGTAAATATTTCCAAGCCTCTCCACCGGGTTCTGTAAGAGGTACATACCCACCCGGATTCATTCTATACTGATTAAGATATACAAACCCACTAGTACTGGCACTCAATGCCCCATTTACAGCCCTATACGCTTTAGCCATCATAGATGCTACGCCTGCAAGTCTACCACCTGAAATACCATTTGCTATCTCTACAGCAGGGATTAGTGCAGCCACGCTATCCATTACCACCACACCATACAAATTACTTTGTAACACTTTACATAAAAATTCAAGCCATTCTTCACCAGATAATAACTCCCTATCTTTAATTCCTAAATGTTTCAGAAGTGATTCTCTATCAACAAGATGTAATTTTGATAAATCTACACCAATTGATTGAGCGTATTCTAAATCAATAGTTCCTTCTACATCAAGAAAAGCACATAAATTTCCTTTTCTTTGTTCTTCAGCGATTATATGCAAAGCCAATGTAGTTTTACTACTACTTTCCTTGCCTATAATACAGGTACATTTACCACCTTTTGGAATACCATTCCCACCAGTAGCAGCGTCTAATGTAAGACTACCCGTACTACACCATTCTTTCACTTCATCCACCTGTCTTTCAGATGCTCTAATCATTACACCTTTTCCAAAAAGTTCTTCAAATTTCTTGAAAGTTTCATCAACTTGAGATTCATCTAGTTTCTTTTTTGCCATATGTTTTTATTTCAAAGATAAGAAATATCTCTGAAATAAAAAAATTAAAGTCCCCCTATAGAAATAGGAGGACTATTATCAGATTGTAATCAGGATTAAAACCCAAAAAGACATCCTTAAAATGTCTCGTTTTTAGTTTTATGTTGTTCTGATAATTCGTTTATATGTTTTAAAAATCTCTTATATAATTCTCTATTATCAGGATTAGTTGCAAAACTCCTTGTAAATGAGAGTCTTACATTTGATGCATAACTTCTATTTGTAGTACCCACATATTCAGCGAGTAGCACTCCAGTTATTCCACTCTCCATACCATATTTGATAAAAAGACTTCGTGATATATTATAATCATTTGTCTTTTTATCCACACTATTTTTTACATCAAATCCTGTAAAACAAGCCACTGCATTAGCAATAGCTATCGTTTGAATTCGTCTTTTGTCAATATCAACCATTTTTCTCCTCCAAAGGTCTAACCTATTGTTTATAGTTTTAACTGCCTTTTTATATTCTTCTGGTGCTTTTTTTCGTTCTTCTACACCATATTTAAGTCTTAACTGTTCTCTTCTTTTAACGTATGTCCATATTTTCGATTGAATTTCATTTTTGTTTTCCCATTTATATACTTTCACACAATTTCTTTTAAAGATTTAATTCTTTTAAAACCAACATCATAACGTTGATTGTGAGGAGCATCAAATAAAAATGTACAAATTCCAGCATTATTTAATTCTACAAAATTTTCATATCTCTAAGTTGTTATCATAAAAGCTCTTTATCTTTTATTTCTATAGTTTTTTATATTTCTATAGTCCAGACTATATCTTCGTCCTTATTAAGGCGTTCTCCCGCTTTCTTGGAGGATTTTATAGCATTTTACAGCATCACCTCTAGTCGTTAGGCATTTACAAATATTTCTACTTGATTTAGCACGAGATTGTCCATTTCACTATGGAGTTTCCCCGTTTAACGGAATTTTAAGATGACAGATTATGAAGTTTATATTTCATACATTTTTTATCATCTACAAATATCTCTATTCCACTTTTTCTAGCTACATCAATTTTACTCTCTCCAAAACCAACACTATATACAGGCATTGTAGGAAATCCATTTTTATCAAGCCATTCTTCTGTCCATTCTTTAGGAATACTACGAGAAGTAATATAACAATGTGGTTCAAAATTAATTTCAGATGGGGGCGTTTTTACAGGAATAGAAAGCCAAAATTCCTTATCTTCAGCCAGAAGTTTAAATTTATCTCCTATATGACGATCAAAATTCCAAGTTTCAGGTACTTCCTGACCATGATGTTTTGTCCAATGTCCCACCCAATCTGCAAGCACTTCATCTATATCAAGTCCTATTTTAGGACGATTTAAATATCTATGTGCTCTATCATCCCCTTGAGGATATATTTTATAATATGCTGTTAAAAAATGAACATTACAGGCTAAATGAGCAGCATGTAATTCTCCAGATTCAGCATCAAAATCTTCACCTTTTTCAATAGCAGCAAGATGGCGTTTAAGTGATGATATTACATTACTCCATACCATTCCTTTTTCCCAATTTCTAGGAGCATATTTTTCAGCACCTTTGGTAATTACTTTAACCATTTGTTCATGTGCCCAAGGATGTACTAAATCGTACCTCAGCTTACCTTCATTATATCTTAATCCTTCTCCACTCATCGTTGACCATTTAATTCTAAATATTTTCTTGTTTCAGCTACACTAAGTTCATGACTAGGTAGGATGGTAGGTAATTCAAATACTATTTTACCTTGATTTTCAGCGTATTGTATTTCTTTCCATACACCTGCTGGTATTTTACCATCAACATGTCTTCTAAATGCAAATATATCGCATTCTCCAATTAAATAGTCAAAAAATAGCATATATTCTTTATCTTGAAAATCCGCTTGCCATTTTCTAAATTGTTCTTGTATATGTTTATCGCTAGGATTTAACACTATATATCCTAATAATTCTAATGTTTCTATATCTCTCTCTTCTTGAGCAGTTCCATATAGATGCATTGAGTGTGCGTAATATACTTTTTTTCTATCCATAATTTATTGTTTTTCAAGTATTTCAAATGCTTTTTTAAATCCTTCTATTTCACACATTATTCTACTACTAGCAAGAGCAGCGTTATCATTATAAGTTTCATCAGCAGTACGAATCTGCCAAGACCATCCATGCATTTCATCAGGCCCATCTAAAAGTACTATAATATATTGTTTATCAAAAAATTCATATAACTGTCTGAAATTGAATAATATACTACCATATATAAGATCATCTGTTAATTCAGGAAGATCGGCTTGTGTATACCCCTCTCCTTGTTGTAACAATGTTCTTCCATAATTTACCAATTGTTCTCTAGTAAATTCTTCCAATTTCTTATACGAATTGGGATATTCTTTTTTTATTAATTTTATATCAATCATGCGTCAAATGTCTTTTTTATTGATTTTGAAAATTCATCTAACATTTCTATCTCCATCACTTCTAATAATCTCTTTACTTTCTCTTTATCTATAATACCAGATGGTTTACTGCTATCTTTATATACAAGTTCTATCTGGTCTAATTTATCTAACGCTTTTTGTAACGGACTTTTTTCCATTTCCTGTAGTTTTAATTTTTTCAATATCAAGAGTTTCTTTATCCATATCTGGAATGCTCCAGAGTTCTGCGTCTTTATCTAATTCAACATCAAGAAATAACTCTATCTCTTTTCTAAATTTCTCATTTTGAGAAAACACATCCCACTGAAAAGTAGGAATGTGTTTCATATATACTTTTACGGTTTTATCATAGCAACCTTTAATAAATTTGGAAAGTTTTGAATATTTACCTTGTTTAAATAATTCAAAATCCTTTTGTAAGTGGTCTGGTATTTTGTATATTAATACAACATATCCACCAGCATAATCATAATCCTCTTTAAAGTGGATATTTTCAAATTCCTGAGCGTTTAAAAATTGCTCAAATTGTTCAAAATCATGAGGTTTAAATAATATATACATATTATCTCCCCCATCTTCTTCTCTTAGTTTATCTTTAAGGTATGAATTAATTAATCCATATTCGTTTTCAAGGTACGAGAAGTTCGATCCTGTTATAGGTTTTAGCAGAAATAGTGTACTGCAATTATGTTTAAAAAGTTCGTCGATCATTAATTATAGTTTTCTAAAGCTATTATACCATTTTGTTCGTATGCCTTTTTACTGATATTCCAAATTTTACTTTCATTAGCCCATATAATATTATCAACTAATTCTTTTATACCTCTAAATTTAGAAGAATTTATTGAAAATCCTTCCCAAGCATCATTAAGATGTTGATCGTTTAGTTTATAAATTAATGGTCTTCTGTTATTTTTAGAAGTATCTGCTGATATAAATTGATACGGTTCTAATTTATAATCGCTCAGTCCGTTGTTCATCATAAATGATGTAGCACCAACACTATACCAACCTCCCTGAATATAATATCTATTTTTTATATAATTAAATGGAAATAATGTATTATCATATGTTGATTTTAAATCATATGGGAATACAGATTTCTTATTATGATCTACAATTAATAAATCTATTTCACATTTTCCTTTAATACTACCATTTTCACCTTTATACACAAAATCTATTGGAAATTTTGGTAATTTTTCAATTCCATCCACTTCATTCGTTAAATCTAATAATGATTTTGTAAAATCATCTTGAAGAAGGTATGATGAAATTTCTAGTGCTCTAAGTTTAAGTCCTTCACTTACAACAAGTTTGCCTATATTATCCATTTTGGATTTAAAATATTCAGCAGGACTCATTCCTGACTTATTTTTAGTATTAAAATCTTCTATCGCCCATTCTACAGTTTTACCTTTATATTTACCAGCTCTTTGAATATTTTCAAAGGCTTCTCTAAACCTAGGTTCAAATTCTTCTGTTACTTCTCCACTTACTATTGATCTCTTTGTTATCTTAAAGAGTTCATCAGCCAGCATGAATCCTTGCGCACTAGAAGAAGGTTCTCCTGTTAAAAGAGCATATCTATCACTAAATATTTGCTCAAATTCTGTAGCGTCTCCCTTAGCTGTAAGGAGTATATCATCAATTAAATTACCTAACAATGAGGAACTTGTATCCTCATCATCTTTTGGAAGTCCTAATATGAATTCTTCATAGAATTTTACAGGACTTTTATCAAAAGTAACAATGCTACTATAATTTAATGCCTCGATTTTACGATATTCTACATCAGGTGTAGCTATTCTTTCACGCTTTAATTCCCCTTGTGCTCCCATGTTCAAATGTTGTTATTTTAACGAATCTATTACTTAATTTTGCATCTATTAATTTTGTATAGTTGCTAGGATATATAAGAAATGGATATATTTGAAATGTTGATTTTCTATATGAAAAAAAGTTATTATTACACCATTCTAAAAAACATTTCTTAGGCGTAGCTGGATTATCAATGGTTATACTTATAACGTTAGGATGATAATATACACGATTGTGTTCTACAACTAAAACAGTACGTGTTTCTCTATATTTTTCATATACTTTCCTAGCTAAAGCTTTTGTAAATTGATCCTTTTTACTACATTTTAAAATAAAAATATGTAATTTAGTCGGAGATTCTTCATCTACTTCAGCAAAAATAGCTAATCTTTTTCCTTTTTCATCGTATTTTGATAAATTACTAAAATATTTCATAGTTTTTTTAATTTTTCTTTATCTTCTTTTGTTTTAGCATCATGACATGGATTACAAAGTACTTGTAAACCATCCACTTCACAAAATAATTTTTCTACAAATTCTGGGAGATCAGATGCTTGTCTTAATATACCCGCAGGTTCGATGTGGTCAACAGTGATATTCTTTCCAGAAAACCACTCTTTACACATATTACACTGATACTCAAACTTTTGTCTCTTATTTGGACCAGAATAATTCCTTCTGGATTTATCTCTACATACAGATATTGGTTTCCAATATATTGTACGTCTACGTAAAGCAGACCGAATCATTGTCCAAAATTCAGATTCTGTCCAAGTATTATGATTCCTAGTTCTAGGTAATCCTTTTCTTTTCTTTGTAAGAGCTTTTTTCTTTACAGCTATGGTTCTTCTCTTTTTTGGTGAAGTATCGCTCCTCACTTTGTTGTTCTTTTGTTTTTTTCTCATATTTCGTCTATTGATTTAATCTCAATATCTAACACACTATCATCACACGCCTGAATATGATCTTCTATTAATCCCGCAATACTTTTCGCAGCATTACGTAACTCACTGATTGTTTGCTCTTTAGATAATGGTCCTTTTACGCATACACCTACTCTTACTCTTATAACTATATCAAATTCGCCATCTATATCATTCCAAGGTGCTCCATAGCTACCTTCTGTCAGATCGGGAGGAAGATTACTACTCATAAGTACAAATTTAAAGAACCTAGAAATAATATCCAAATATTTCTAGGTTCTTGTTATAAAAATTATTTAAAATCCTGATTCTTCACCTAAAGATGAAGGGGGAAATACAGGATCAACTGCCGCTATATATCTAATTTCAGGCATTGGACTACTATCACTAAAATATGTAGTTCTAATCGTATAATCAAGGGCTATATTAGAACCGTGATCCGATGCTACCACTGATGGTGAAGATGATTCTAATACATCTTCTGCCCATTTCACTACATATTCAGTAGTATTACCAAAACTGGTTTTCATATATTCACCAAATTCCCTAATCAATTCATCTAATTTCTTATTGATTTCCCTACTTGATTTACCTGTCACTTTATGTTTTTTAACAAAACAATTATCCAGTATAAACTGTTGAGGTACATTCCAAGTTTGATATCCTTTAGAAATAAGCTTATCTAACATTGATTTATGATATTTACGTACACTTTGACTACCACTAAATGATACATGATCTACATCATCATTTACTAAAATAATTACTTTAGAAGCATCCACTTTACCAGTAGCTAATATATGATATTTTTGATATAGATAATTCTCAGGAAGTACCACTGATATGTATGTAGGTATTGGTGGTACAGGCGATTCTATCATCTCATAATATAATGAATTATGAATATTAGTTAAACGAATAGTTCTACCTCTATATCTATATCTACCACAATAATCAGAAAATCCCATAAAATTATTTATATCACCTATACTACGTGTATATGCATCAAAATAAGCATTTAAAGGAACCATATCTGAAATACTAATATATTTTTTTACATTTTCAGCTAATTTTGCAATTATTGTATCTAATGAAGAGCTATGACCTACTGTATGCAAATATCTACAAAACATATTTGGTAATACTTCGTTCTCTTTACTTTGTAATTTATAAAAATTATGAGAATTACCTAAAATATAATTAATATCTGGTTTACTTAAAAAATCATTATCTAAGGTTAAAAATAGATAACTTAATGGTATAAAATCAGTATATACATTAATTAATCTTTCACTACCAAATTCGTCATCATCAACATTTACCTTTACCATAGTATTTAGATAATTGAGAGCTATATCTGAAGGAATTACATCTTCCTTATGACGTTTAAAGAATATACTTCTTTTTTTTGGTGCTCTCTTTTTAACCTCTTTTACAGGTTCTGCTAAAATGGTTTCGTCTGACATAATTCTACATCTTTAAGTTTATAATCAAAAATAGGAAGATACATTCTCTGATGAAAAGGTACATCCCTAAATTCCATAGCTAATTTACAATTTGTAAGAAAATTACATAAAACTGACGTTATTAATCCTCCAATAATCATAGCACTAAATGTAGTTTGCTTACTTGTACAATCTAAATCTGGAACATCTTTATCTTCAAAAAGCCATTTCTCCTGATATTCCTTTATAGCATCTTTATTATCATAATCCACCGCAAATATTTCAAGCGTTTCTAATAATAATCTGCCATCTATGAAAATGGCAGGCATAGGAGCTATATGTTTTCTTTCAGTTTCTACAAAAGACATCCAAGAATTAAATGCATTTTTTCTGGTTTCCATATTATCTAATGCACTTATACAAATACTATCCATTTGTTCAGCATCTTCAAAATAATCAGCTATTGTAATTATATCATTACTACATCCAAGTTCAAGTATATTTTTTTTTACACATTCAACTTTTGGTTCACCAATATTAGACTTTTTGTAAAATTGACCTCCTTTTACATTCGTTACATCTACAATATCTGGATCAATAATAGTAATATTGTGTCCTATTCTGGATAAAGCTAATGCTGTCCAACTACCTATACCTCCTACACCAATTAATGTAATATCTGTTTGCTGATCTGCCCAATCAGCACCACTCCATCTTGTTCCTTCGGCAACACTCATAATTATATAATTTTATTTATTAATTCAATTTCTTCAGATATTACAGTAATCATTTCTGTTATCAGTCTTGATCTGAAAGAATATGGAAATAAATAATCTTTAGTAATTTCCAGCAATTCGACAAAATCATCTGTACATTTATGAATATGAATTATGTCAAAATGTTCTGTCATAAGCATCTGAAAATCAATAAGATATGCATCCAATGCATCTTTTGTTAATAAAAGTTTATCTTGTTCAACAATCTTATCTATACAATCTCTGTAATCATCACCCAAATATGTAGAATCAAGAATAGAATTGAGAAAAGCTTTAGCGTGCCTTAATTCAAATGTAGGCTTTTTCTTTTTTTTCTGCTCTTTTTGATCTTTTTCAAATACATCTTTTGCAGCTTCCTCTTGTTCCCACCATTCTTTATCTGTCAACTCCATTATTTTCTTGGATTTTTTACGTCCATCCTTATCATATTTAGGACTGAGACTATATTCTTTATCCACTTGATCTCCACTATCTTCGCTAAAATCAGGAAACATACTTCCTTGCATGAGTTTTCTTTGATATGCACTTCCTCCAGTACTTCCTCCATAATAACCTCCATATGACGGATATTTCTTTTTGTAAGCTTCCTCTTTCTTTTTCTTTTCCTCTTCGATCGCTGCTTTTACAACATTAAATCTTTCTTCAAATTCAGCATCAACTGGAATATTTTTTTCTACTTCTATTCTGCAATCCATTACAACAAGTACTTCATTATCTTTTTCTCCAGATAATGTTAAAGGTTCAAAACCATCAGCATTATTTACAAAATGTAAACTTGTTCCTTTATCTGCTTCTTTTTTGCCCTTAAAAGCAACTTTTGCGCACCAATTACCATCAAAATTCACAATAAGCATAAGGAAGTAATTACTTACCAGTGCTCTATCTTCAAGATTTTCCCAATCTGTACCACTAAAAAATGTAGTCATTCGGTGATGGGTGTGAATATGATGTAATTTTTGTTTTCCTTCAAGAATATCAGGAAATTTATCGTATAATTCTATAATATCAGAGCTTTTAAATCCTGCTTTACCTACCTCATATCCAGTAAATCCGGATGTACCTATATCAGCAAGAAACATATCTTCCGCTATTATAGTCCATTTATCTAAATCGTTAATTGTTCCTTCCTCTCTTGTTATTAATTCTCCACTCCATTCAAAAGCTCCTACCTTATCATGTAAAAAATTAATTTTATTAACTAATGATTCAGTAATAATTAACTTAGGCTTGTTTGACAGTGGAAACCTCTCCAAAGATTTTTTCATAATTCCTTTGCTTGTACTCATCTTTTGTTTTTTTTAAATTAAATATTTCAAATTCTTCATATATAACTTTTGCATATTTTTCTATGACAGATACATCAAGTTTTGATTTTTCTGTTGTAATATCATTATACGCTCTAAACTTTATAACTTCACCATTTTTCCACGGTAGAATTGATGATCTCCTCTCTTCATTTATTATTTTTACCATTTCATCCGCTTCTTCTTTTTTATATCCTGAACCCCTTCTTAATTCTGAATATTTATCAAAATAATCATATACATCACTAACATCTTTTAATGATAATGTATCACCATCATATTGCCAATTTTTTCTATCAATTCCTTGTATTATATTTGATAAACATTTTCTAACTATAGCATCATCTATTGTTCTGGAATAAGTAATATCCCTCATAAATTTATAGGGGCCACCTTCTATACTTTCCCATTTAAGATAGTTTTCCAAAGACATAAACATTAAATTCCAGCAAGTTTCACTCATTTCCAGTTTAACATCCATAATTAAACGTGCAAAATCACTACTTCCAAGACAAAATGTTTCAAAACCATGTATAGCACTTCTAGATAAATGACTATGTGCATAAGAAGATTCATATTCCTTTAAAGATGCAGTTAATCTTCTTCCTTGCATTTCAATATAACAACGATCAAATGAGCTATCAAGATTTATTGTAAATTTAACATACAAATCCTGCATTTCATGTTTATCACCCCATGTGTTAGTTATATTTAAAACAGGGAAATGAATATATATACTATAAACTAAATCATTATAGAATCTATCAATTTGTTCTTTAGAAATATATACACGATCTTCTCCAAAAATATCATTAACAATTGGTAAAATATCGTCAGGATGTACTAATTTACCCTTTATACGAAGTGCTTCTATTGCATTTAGAACTTTTTTATTCCGAGATTTAAAAAATTTATCTATTTCGCTTCGCTCTTTAACAAATTCTTTAATTTGTGAATATTCAATAACTTTACTTATAGCACCTGTTTCAGGAATTTCAAAATTAAATATTTGACTAGCATCAGAAAATGCATTTACCTTATATATAGCATCTTTAACTGCTATTCCTGATTGTATTAATTCACAATCATCATTTAATCGTATAAATATACCTATATCTATACTATAATCATTTAATTGTAATTTATCTTCTTCCATTCAATATTTTTAAAATTAAAAAAAAAGCGGAAGATATTATATCTCCCGCTTTATCTTTTTTTTGAAAAAATCTATTACATCATTGAACGAGCTTCATTCAGAGCTTCGTTACATTGAGCGCACTGCTCATCACTCAAATCTACATCGAAAAAATCTTCAATTACTTCTACGATTTCAGATTTCAATGCATTAACTTCTTCGTTTGTAGCTTTAGATGCAGCTATAACAATTGCTTCAGCAATATCAGCACCAAGTTGTCTGGCTTGTGCTTCTGTCATACCAGCTTTATTTTTAGTAGGGATCAAATACACCCTGAAGTCGGTATCAGGAAGAGTAGCGTCATCCCTTGTGAGAGTAACGTTACCGGGTTTCAATACTGCTTCTACATCACCTGTAAGAAGGTCTGCAATTTGTTTTTTAAATTCACCCCACGTTGTTGCTGATGTGGATACTTGTTTTGCTTTGTTTGAAGCTGCGCTTGCTACGATTACATTTCTTGTTGACATAAGTTTTTTTTTAATTTTGTGTAAATATACACATTTGTTGTTAATAGAAAAATATTTTTTTAAGGATTACGGTGTTAAAAACGGTTTGTTAAAAAATCTCAGACTGTCTTAACGTTTTTATATTATTTGTTTGTTGTTGAGAATCAATATTATATCTTTTTTGAAGTTGTTTTACAAATGACATAATATCTGATTCTTTCCCTTTAAGTTCTTGTAAATCATTCATTACCCACCAAAAGGCACGATGTTTAAATAGATCAGCTTTCGCTTCGATTATATCTTGTTCTCTTGTTTTCATTAAAATGGAAGAGATTTGTCTAAAAATTCATTATAATCCCAATATATCTCTATATCGTTATTAGCTTTTAGAATTTTAGCGGTTTTTGAAAATACATTATCTGCAAGCCATTCTTCATTTCTATTCCTCGCTGCAAAAGAAGGATGGTCTGTTTCTAGTATATAGTTACCTAATGGATTTATATACTTTTTTAATTTTCTAGCATACGCTCCCATTAGTATATACACTATACCAGTAGTACTATATAAAGCATTCTGAAATAAATGTTTCTGAAAAGATTCCCATAAATTAGCTGTAGGAAATACATCTTTACTTAGTTTTAGATGACTTTCTATTCTATTTTTTTCAACAGTAAGGCTTGTATTTAACAATAATACACCTTGTTCAGATAAAAAATCTAAATTTGTTGAATATTTTAAATTTTCTAATTTAAGATCATTCTGTATTCCATGCCATAAATATTTCAAGGATGGTTGCATCTCTATATCTCCAGTGTAACTATTACTAAAGGCTAAGCCATCAGCTATAATTTTTCCATTTTTCACTGTAGAATATGGTTCCATACCTATAATTACAACACTCAATTCATTATATTTACATTTATTAAATGCATTATATGTATCGGCATATATAGGAAATATATCAATTCCTTTATTACTACGAAACTTTAAATATTGATATATATTATATGCATCCTCAGTTTCAAAGAAATCCTTCATTTTAGGCCACCACGATTCATGAAATTTTGGCTCAAATTTGCTTATATCCAGCTTATTACTCATATTACTCCTTTATTAATTAAACATTCTTTCCACGCATCTCTACCAAATCTTTTTTCCAAACTATAAGGATCGTTTATATCTGGAAGTAGTGATTTAGGAGGATTTACCCAATTCCATCCATATTCTTGTGTAAGAATAACAGATTGCTCAACTCCTTGAGGATCAGAGCCAAATGCTACCCATATATTATCTGCAAGATTATTAATCTGATCAGCTACAGACATAGTTATTTTAGCACTTTCATTTTGTGTTGCAATAACACATTCTGTAAATATAGAAGTACAAAGTAGGTCTTTCATACTCTTTATAAGTACAAGTTTATTACAATGTCCTATATTATTAATATTCCATAGGTAATTATTAGGTACATTTCCTCTAAATTTCTCACCTTTTTCTCTTTCGGGAAAGTATATCTTCACTTTATCAATATCTTCAGCGTAGTAAGCAAATACCACCTCATTATCACCAATTCTCACTCTTCGTCTATTAATAGCTAACTCTTTGACAGCAAATGTGTTATATTTTCTTGCATGTTGTTCATCTACATCTGTACCTTCCCAGAATTGATAATGTTCTTTTCTCCACTTTTTTTCAGAAAATCCAATGTGTATTTCGCTAGGTTCATATATTGGAGCTTTATCTATAATTTGTATAGGGCGATATTCTCTCGTTGTTTGGGATATTCCCAAATCCTGACATATCTTATCTATAGCCTCTCTATTTGAGAGAGAATACTTCTTTTTTACAAATTTTAATGCGTCACCAGCATCATCGTTTGAGAAATCTTTGTACATCCATATATTATCTCTTGAAAAGATAGTAAAGGATGGATGTCTGTCTCGTCTTAAAGGACTTGGAAAAGCCCTACTCACTGGAAATTTACTAATTTCAATAAAAAATACATCCCATCCACCACTAGTGACAGATAGGATGTATTCCCATGTTATAGGAGATTGTTTTATTTCTCCTTTTGCTCCCATTTTAAATATATCTTTTAACCATTTTTTGAATAAATGAATCAATATCTCTTATATCGCCATCAATAGTACCAATATGAATATCGTCTATTATAGTAGATAAACTAGGTACGGGTTTTATATAACTATCCTGTAAATATAACTTAATTCTGGAAATAAGATTATCATCAATTTGATGACAATATGTAATCTTATAATCATCTTTAAACTTTGCAACCAACATCTTTTTTAAAACACTTATTTCTTCATCTATTTTATTTTTTTGACTAACTAGCTTATTAATTCTATCAATTCTTCTAGCCATAAATTCTTCATCTTTTTTTGGAAGTTGTCTTTTTGGAGACTCTAATAAAAGACGATCCTGTATCCTTTTAGCTAATGCTTTTGTCTGATTACTATTCAGTTTCATAATTATTTATTTTTAATAATCATCACCTACCTCAGATGCAGGTTGTTTTGCTGTTTGACTTGCTGCTACATCATTTGCTGCATCATATTCAGATACAGGTGCTAATGGTGCATATCCACTTGGAGGATAATTTTTATGTGTTTCTTTATACTTATTCCAACGAGTTGTCATATATCCTTTAGGGAATTGACAATTATTGTTAATAAATTTAACAGAATCCTTACTTAGTGTAGGCACTCCAAAATTGTTATTTGGAATCCATAATTTTTCATAATGTTCAGTGCCCTCTTTTGAGGTAGCTACTTGTAACATTACAACAAAGGGACGGAATAATTCACTCGTTAAATCTGCATAAAATTCCTGAACATTTCCTGTAAATAATTTCTTATAATTATAATTTAATTCTGCACTTGGTTTGTCATAATCAAGTGCTAATGCTTCTCTCAAAAATCGAACAAGCATATCTTCACCTTTTAAACATTTTCTGAATGTTTTCTTATCATCTGTACTCTCATACCTTTTCTCATCATCATTCCATTTTTGGAAATACTTAAACCAATCAGGAAGCTCATCTTCAGATGGTACTTTTACCAATTGACCCACTTGATTTACAAATACGTACAAATCAGGATTTCCATCCTTACCCTCAACAATAGCCGGTGTATTTTCTAAGAAAATACGATGTTTACGAGGTGTACTATCTTTAACATTTATTCGATAATAAATGTCAAAATTAAGCTTATCATCACCTGCATCATTCTTACCCGTGTACTTAATGTCTTCACTCTCATCTGTAAGTTCATAGTTATACATTTTAGCTTTCTCTTCTTTTGTTGGATTGATTGCTACAATCTCCTCAACCAAAGCTAATCCTGCATACACTTTAAATCCATCTAATGCCTTACTTTGTTTTACATCTCCTTTTGCGCCCATAATTTTTTCCTTTTCTTTTTATGAATAATATTCGTTTATTTTATCAACAACAATTTGTAAGTTGTTGTCTATCTTTAAATCCGTAAACATATCAATAGGTGATTTTGCAGGATATTTCTTATATCTATTTGTAGTGAAGAAATATTCAGTTTTATCTCCTTTTGATTCAGTGAGTGCATATAACACCACTGTAAATAATCCTTCCATTTTGATCTGAGAATCAATCATTTTACCAGCAGTTTTCAGCTTATAATTTACCACTTCCCCACTATCTTCTACTTCTTCCAAATGTGAAAAATAGAAAATATTCAGATCATCCCTTAACTTTTTGGCTTCCTGAATAAGATTCACCATATCCTGAGCCATCACTGAAAACTTAGTGTATCCTACTTCGGTGGCTTTAGATACAAGATTAAAAGCCATAATGTAGTTCCCATCCTCAATAATAACATTTTTGATATGTGTAGCTTTTTCAGAAATCGTTTTTAACAATTTTAAAATTTCCTTAGCGCCACTTATATCCTTATAATTCTTATTATCAGAATTATATAATTTACCACTACCTCTAAAAGGTAATTCTTTTCCAGCTACATTAATAATGTAAGTTGTCTTAGGGTCTAAATACTTAATACTTGTGGACTTACCACTACCAGTATCACCAACAATTGCAATTACTTTACTCATTATATTTTTATTTTTGTACAAATTTAGTCTAAATCTATGATATTTCCAAAAGAAGTTAATCCTTTATCAAATCTTCCATCTTCTACACACGTTGCATTTGAAAATATAGTAGGAATATCACTAAATGTAGAAACACCCTGATTATTAATATCTTTAAAATTATGTATATGTCCAAAACACATAAGTTTAGGTGTTGTTCTATATACAGCTTTTAATAAAGCTCTATCTCCACAAAATTCAAGTTCATTTGATACACTATATGATAAATCCCTAACTCCTCTGGGAGGCCCATGTACTATGAGTACATCAAGTCCATAAGGAATATCTTCCCAATATCTTCCTATTTTATCACGAGCTTTCATAAAACTCCATTCTCCATATGTAGGTGTATAAGGACTACCAAATATGTATAATCCATTGAGATATCTAGCTTCATGTTCAAGATAACTAATACCAACATCTTCAAACTGCTCTCTTTTTATAATTTTTCTCTCAATACTAGTATCATGATTACCAGCTACAAATATCTTATATTTTATAGGAACATTCTTATACCATTCTATAAAATTCAATACTTCGTCTTTATTTTTATAAGTTTCTCTATAGTTAGAGCAGTCCCCTGAATGTATCACCATATCTATTCCTTCAAATCTATGATCTGGAAATATTCCATGATTTGCATGAGTATCGCTAATATGCAGTATTTTCATAATCTTTTATATATTTATTATCAATATGTTGTAATGCTTTCTTCAAATATCTTTCATCAGCAGTGTTTTTACAATAGAGAATATATAGTTCTGGACTATCTGCTCTCATTGATCTGCCTGTTTTCTGAATAAACGAATTTCCATCATCTTCTCCACTATCAAGCTGTACTACTATTCCAGCTTCTATATCTTCGAGGTTCAATCCCTCTCTTCCCATGTTGTTTACATATATATCATTGATTTCTAATGAATTAAATGCTTTTAGTGTGGTGAGGTTATGCTTTTTCCCTTTTTTGGAATGTATTGCATGATTCCCACCTAATTCATCAGCTTGTTCAATACTACCTGTAAAACAAATAAATCGTTTACCGTATATTTGATTAATTAATTTCTTTGTAGCTTCTGTTTTCAAGGATGCTAAGAATTTCTTCCTAACACTTCCTAAAGCTACCATTTTTCCGATATTCCATTCCTCTCCGGTTTGTGCATATCGTGTTTGCCAATACTTTATATCTTTATCAAGCTTGTCAGAGTATTGTCTATCTGTAAGCTGAAATGCTTTTTTTGGTACAGGATTACGTTTAATTTTATCATCTAACTCTATAGGAATCAAATAGATGGATGGTTCTGGCAATATACCTTCTGCTATTGCTTTTTTCAATGGTATATCATATTCCAAATAAGGATATATATCAAAAAGTCTACTTTTTACAACATCTGGTATTTTAGCCCCATCTGATATAATTTGATCAAATTTAATAGTGGATATAATATCTTCACGTAAATCACTCACTTTTTGAGCTTCATTTAGGGCCAGATTTAAGTCTCTATTTTTAAAATTAACCAAACTGGCATAACATATTATTCCTTCAAGCTTATCTTTAAGTTTTTCAGATAAATCGTATTTCTCTATTTCTTTATTCCAGTTTTCTACTTGTAATACTTCAGGGCATACTATAAGCCATTTTTTCTCACTTTTCGATGCTAATATACATCGTAATACAGCAAGTCCTTTACCGCATCCTGTAGCCCATTGTAGTAGTAAATGTCTATGTTGTAAACTTAGTTCTTCTGCAATATATTGAATTTCAGCCTTTTTCTTATTGCTTATTTCCCTATTAAAATCAGTCATTTGTTAAAAAATATGTATTACTAAAGATATCTTTATAATTTTCCCCATTCCAATTTTCACGAATATATGAACTTTTTGGTAATTCTTTAAAAATTCCACATTCTCCTTGAAAAGCTGTACCTATAGACGCATCATCAATACCATATGAGTTCTTTAATACTTTAATATTTCTAAAATATTTATGACCTGATTCTGGTGATTTAAACGTTGATACATCACCATAAAACTTATCATTTGTATTATATCTCAAAGGATCAAATACACTTATTACTACATCTGCTGCCTCCGCTGTTGTACCACTTTCTTTAGCGTTATCTAAATGTGGCTCAAAGCTATCTAATTTTGTATAAATTGGACTACTTAAATCTCTATTCAATTGATTTACAGCTATTGTTGACCACCCTAAATGATCTCTAAAATATTGAAAATTCTCAACAGTACGATCAATAGCTTGTTTTTTAACCGGATAGTCTTTTCCCACTTTTATCAATCCTAGGTGATCTCCTGCTACAATAACGTCTTCATTTGGATCAGAAGCAGTGTAAATTTTCTTAAACTCACTTACTTTTTCCTCTTTTCCATGTGTTTCTGCATATTCCTTACCTATCCTGAATATATCATTTGGACTTCTTCCTCCTTCATATAGGTCTATTCTACTCTCAAGGAATACAAAATAGTCCTCATATTGATCTATAAGCGATAGGGCATCTTCTGTTAGCTTATCTCCATACCAATTCATCAATGTATGCATAGGAATGATCTTCCCTGTATCGAGGAATATACGCCGTATAAGCCATTTAGCATGGATATAGGTTTTACTCCTTTCCATTGAAAAAAGGATATATTTTAGCTTCTTATCGGTGTCTTTTACTTTAGATAATGATTCTAAAGGGTTGAGAATGAACGCATCATACAATAAACTACTCTTTCCTGATCCACTAGACCCCATAATTACATAGAACATCTTCTTTCTCAAGGAGATATATCTATCCAATCTAGGTAGGCCCAAAGAATATCCTTTATTTTTCCCTTCTATACCATCATTAATGGCCTGTCTTAAATCTCCAAAGAAACTCATATTTCAAAATCTCCTCCGCTTTTAGCTGCTGTTTGTTTTGTTTTATACAATTTAATATAAGGTTCAAAATATCTTTCTCTCAGATATCTTTCAGAATTCGGAATAAAACTCACTTGATTTTCTCTACGTTTCAAGCTTAATTCCATAGCCGTTTGTAAGTGATGTTTTGTTGCCATTATAACATCATCAGGATCAAACTCTGAGGAACACATTACATTAAATAATTTTTTACAATCCTCCTTTTTAATACGTTTATTTTGTGTTCCTTTAAAATCAGTGTTCTGAATCGTAAAATTGTTCGTAGCAGGATATACTTCCCACCATTCATCGAATTTCTCACCATTCACTCTAGGTCTTCTTTTGGTTTTTACTTCCGTAACCACCTCGTTTTTCATAGATTCGTATAATTCTTCTCCATATTGAGTAAGATTATTACGTATATCTATATATCCTTTACGCTGAAGACGCTGAATGAATGGTAGAAATTCCTCATTATCAATATCTTGTTCCTCTTTAATCATTTCAAGTATAAATACACAATCAAGAGGAACTTTTTGTCTACATAGGGACGAATAATGCGCTTGTGTAAAATTAAATAGTTTAGTCATATTTAAAAAGGAAGGGGTTTATCCTTCACTGCAAATTTAGGGTTATTTATTCTATTTTTCGTTCTAATTTTATTAAAAAATAACCTCTTTTTTGCAGAATCATCTTTAAATCTTTGTAAATATTCAATTTCCTTATTATATATTTCTTCTTGTAAATCAATATTATCTTGCAGTTCTTCTTCTCTTATCTGCTCAAATAGTTGTTTATTCACATTTATTTTATTAAATCTTTAGTGTAAAATACTACTGGAAACATTCCAAATAAATAATAAACTATACTATAATCCCACCCACTTAAAATCATTCTTCCATCTGGAATGTCAGTTAATATTTGACAATATTTTGTTGGAGATAATTTTATCATAATATTTAATTTAAAAATTCACTAGTTACTTCAATATCTTCTATTTTTATAAATAAATCTATACCAAAAGAACTATTAGCACTAATTATATATGCATATTTAGTACCCATTATTTTAGCTATTTTATCATGTTTCCCATCTAAAGATTTGTTATTTCCACCTAAATATAGAAATCCATTACGAAAATCACTTAAATTAAAATCACCTCTTTCATCATTTACACATCCTACTATTAGAGGTACATATTTCTTTGATTGTATACGGAAAACTTCTTTTCCTTCATATTTAACTAATTCATCATATGATTTTATCTTAACATAACTCATTTTAAAATAATTTTTTAATTAATAAATGATTCATCTACTTCAATTATATTCTCAGGAACAGCTAGTTTTAATAGTTTAGGAAAATCAGTACTTTTAGGTTTACCACCTTTGCCTATATTACACACCCATGACTTTTTCCATCCCTTTTTGTTTTTTGGAGAGCTTCCATTGTCGCCATTATTAAAGAGAACAAAGAAAGTAATTTGAGATGAATTTTGTGTTATTTGTGTTATTTCTCCATCTTGCTCTTCTTTATGACTGCTAATTATTACTCTCACTTTCGATCCTTCTGTAAAAGTTTGTCCGTTATATATAAACGATAAATTTTCCATAATTTTTTTAATTTAAAAATAAAGGTTCGTTGTCAATTGATTTACCTAAAATAAAATGTAGAAATTCCTCTCTTGTAATTTTTTCGGAATGTTCTCTTATTCCTGAAAAAGTTAGTTGTGGATTTTTAGTAGTACCTATTTTAATATTATCATCATTATGTGAAGAAATATATTCAAAAGTTCCACGAGTATATGTACCAGTTACTGTATTTACTTGTTTATTAAACCATATGCCTGCTTCAGGAACTTCTGTAGTGTTTATATACCACCTATCCGGTAATGATTCTCTCATTTGTAATGATTTAAAATGTTATCAAAATTTATAATTTCTCCAGAAATAATATTTCTAGTTCTCCATTCTCTTCCTTGTAAATACGGAGATGCATATTCATGTCGTATTTGACTTAATATATGATCCTTTGCTCCAGATGAAGTTCTAAATTTAGAATTCCACGAATCTTCAGTCCATTCATCTGTATATTCTTTTTTAGACATCCATCCTTTAGGATATTTCTCAAAATCTACACGAGAAATCCATTTATATTCTATCACCCAATTCTTTTCTTTTTTTCTCTTCGATGGAGCACCAGCGTCTATTTCTCTTATAATTCGTTTTATATATTTTCTCATAATTTAAAATAAATTAATTTGATTAGGGTCTTTTTTAATATTTTTTGGCTTTTTACCTGTACTAAGTCTATATATAAGCTTTTTGATCTCATCTATATACCATTCTCTATCTACTTTCTCTAAATGTTCTTTATGAGTACTAGGCATAAGACTATTACATATAATTTTTTTATGTTCAGCAGGTCTGATATTAGCATCTGAGGCATTTGTATCGTTATCTTCTCGTACTATTTTCATCACTTTCACACCCTGTTTAGATACATAATATCTAATAAGTTTTGGTAAGGATTTCCACTTTTTCTCTTCTATATCATAATACTGATGATAGTATGTATCTCCTGCTGTACTTCTTCCGCAAAAATGGAATATATTATCAAAAGAACTAACAAATTCTTCAGGTTGTACATTATTTATAAAATATTCAGATAGTCCTAAAGGAATCACTCTGAAACTCTTGTTTTTATGCAACTCTGTATCAATTAAGAAATCACCTTTTCTTTTTACTTCACCGTCCATCTTAACAGCTAAATAATCATTCACTGTTAAAAACCACATATCTTTAAATTCTGCAAATTCTAGTGCATAACTTGTTAATTCACACCATTTTTTACATATTTCATAAAATTTATCAATTTCTGTACGTTTTACCAAGAATGTAGCACCATCTGTATTACTCATAATACATTGATTTCTAGCTAATTCTTGGTCTTCGATTAGCATAAGGATTGACATTTCTCCTGCTATACATATATTTAATCTGCATTGAGGGTCGTATAACCAATTACTCATATCTCCTGTTTTACCATAAACAGAATTTCCCATATTTTTGTACCCACTAACAATACCTTTTATCTTTTTATCTTTCTTAGATTCAGGTTTTAATCTTTCTCTTTCTTCAACTCCCCATTTATACGCATTTATAAATGATTCTTTATTCAAATGAGCAGGAGAAAATTTATTATTTATAATAGTTCTTGCGTAGTATCCCGTTACGTCTGCGTCTATAATAATATATTCATCATCAGAATGATATTGCTTATTTTCAATAACATTATGAATTCCCCCAAGACCAACAGTATGTATCTGATTAAATACTCTTACAGATTCCTCAAATTCTTCAGCGGCTCCTATTTTTTTAGCTTTCATTCTTTGTAAAAACTCCTGTAATTCAGGAGTTTTAAAAGAGACATATTTAGGAATTCCCCACTTGAATTCTACAAATTTCCTAAAAGTTCCCTTTTTAGGAAGATTTGTATATGAAATATTATTATGTTCACAATAAAGTTTTTTAATTATTTCATCTCCCAATTTAGAATCAGAGTAATTTAAACAATTAAATCCAAATTTTTCAGATATTGCTTCTCTTATTTCTATCTGATGATTACCTTTATATATAGTGTTATCAACCTCGCCTATTACATAAAGATAATTTCTATAAGTGTTTAAAACGTCATTGTGGCAATAATAAATGAGGTCTTCCACTTCCTCTTGAGTAAAATCTTCTTTTAAATGACTAATCTTCATTTCTCGAACATCTTCTGCATCCATTTCATATTCAAGTCTTTTTAATCCTACTCTTCGATTTTTATTATCGAAGTGTTGAATCTTAAAGACATCAATAGGTTTAAAAGTTAATTGATCTTCACGAAAAGGCGGAAAACCTCCATTATTAGTTGCGTCTATTACATCTTGAGCATATTCCCATATTAGTGCAGCAATCTCCCTACCTGATAATTTTTCCCATTTCTCATAATTTCTATAAATCCATTCGATCACTTGACCGTCAAATGTTAAATTATTAAATCCTACAAAATAATAGTAACTATTATCATCTAAAAACTTAATAAGTTTATATAAATCATTTTGATATTGATTTATAATGAAATCAATCCATTTTCCTGTTTCAGGAACAAACACACTTATCAAAAAACAACCTTTTGGGGTTTCTATATCATGCACTAATATCTTCATGTTCTCTTATTTTAACAACTTTTCTAAATTCAGAAGCTCATCATCATCCATATTATTAAATTCAACACCCTCATTTCTAATTGTATCACATAATTCAATAAATTCGTTTACGTTTTTAAATTGACCTGAACTTACAACTTTTGTGAGCAATTTCTGAATATCGTTAATAATGTTATCACCGTAATCTTCTCTGATTGTTATTAATGTATCCAGAGTGTTAGAATCGTCATAATCTTTAAGTACATCAATAAATACACCAGCCTGCCCTTTTTTCATCCTAACACTACCACATCCAAAACTTACTGTGTCTTTTGTTACAGTGACAGAATGACCTTCTACTGTTACCATTTTATGAGCATTAATAATAGCAATCTGTCTTTTATCTTTTACAATTTCAAATGTAGAGAAACCAAAAGCATCTTTTATGGTTTGTGTTTTTATATCCCAACTTTCTTCCTGATATGTAGGAAATCCGTGAAAAGCATCAGCGTCTTCATTTTCTTCAACTAAATTTGTTCCAGCTAAAACAGCAATATCTTCATAATAATCAGTGACAACACCGCAACATTTTGCAGCATTGCCTCTTACACCTTTTTTAGTAGCGATAAAATAGTCACCATCTTTAATTTTTATCACTTCCAGTTTTTTAGCAGGAGCTTTATATAGATCAAATCTATCAACATCCACAAATTCATTAACAGCACGTTCACCTGTTACATAGATATAATCAGTACCTGTAACTTTTACTACTTTTCCAATCCATCCCGGTTTTGTAATAGTATAACAACTAGCTAACTGATTGCCAACCACTTGATCACCCACTTTAAATTTTGCAACTTTTTTTGCCATTTTTTTAACTTTTTAATTATTAATTAATTTTTGCATATATTTTGTCCACATAATCAGGAAAATAATTGAGAAGGCAGGGACAAAGCCATCCTTCAATATCAGTACCATCTAATAAATACATTCCTTCTACATCGGAATTTTTAATTCTACTCAAACTGAGTGTAAAGTTAGGAATAATATCTTTAGAAATATAAATTTCTAATGATTTTTTACCATTTGAGTACATATCAATCATAACATTAATATCTCCTACAAATGGTTCACCCACAATACCTAGATCATCATCATCAAATGACCATACGCCATACTTGTTTCTTTTTGGATAAATTACATTTACTTGATTATTAGCCTTGGTTTTCTGAATAGTACCACCTCCAGATGGACCATCTAATAAAATGTCATAATTTTTTTTCATAATTTTTAATTAATATATAAAGAAAATTCATCAACTGTTATTTCAAATATAGGTACAAACTTACCAGCTTGAATACAAGCTAAAAGCCAATTACATTCTTTTTCTGTAGCTGGTTCATATTCTGTATCAGAAAAATATCCATTTTTATACCATCATTTATTCTGTCAATTAACATTTGTAAAGGCGTGTTCATGTGTTTAGTTTTTAGTGTTTAAAGATTCCCGATGTAGACATAACGGGAGTTTGCTATATGTCCACCGTATGAAAAAAAATACCGTCTGTCAATCAGGAGTTTTACCTAAGTAGTGATTTCTCGTTCCTGCTAATTGCATATCGCTTAGGGCTTGCTGCATAATTGCAGATGGTAAAAGAACTTAGGTAGCGTATTCGTGCCAACTTTGCTGCCTCCGTTGTTAATTTCACTCAGTTATGAGTGTAGCACTTATTTTCACCCGTTAATCTATTTTATAGTTAAATATTCCGCAATTAACCTAATTTCTTGATTATCAGCATCTTCTTTACTTAATCCTGCAAAAATAATTTCTTTAATTACTTCCTTCCAGTCATATTTTACTATAGTATTATGTAAAAGTGGTTGTCTTTTAGTTTGCTTTTTTTCATATTGCTTAAATCTTTTGGTTAAGTTAGTAGACTGACCAATGTAAACTTTCCCATTAGGAAAGGTTAATTTATATATAATGTAGCTTTTCATGCTACAAAGCTAAGTAAAAGAAATGGTATTACCAAATATATTTAAGAAAAATTAATCATTTCTTTTACTTTCAAAATAGATTCTTTATTAATTGTAGAACCTATAATTATATCAGGATTGTGATAATTACTACAACTTATACAAGGGCCACGATATGGAGTATGATCGTCACAATTTGGACGAGTTAAATCTTTTGTTTCAGCTTCTTCAGCACATTTATCTATCACTGCTTCTACTATTTCTTTAATAGCTGCTTTTACATACATAGTTGTATGATCTACAAGGGGGTATGGTAGATGTTTATCAAGAATTGCTTCTATATTAATGTTTTCCATACTAAATAAGTTTATTCATCATCATCATCATGAGAACATACACAATTATAGTATATTCTACCACAATCAAGACAATAATTTCCAGAACTATCTGGTCTGAAAAAGTTTTTTATTTTTTTAAATAATATTATCATGTTAAGAAAGTTTTAACTTTGGAAATAAGAGCTTTCTGTCTTTAGGCCACATATTTGCAATGTATTCCTTTTGAACTTGTTTCAATGTCTTTGTATCAGTTTCAGACAATCTGTCATATTGAGCTTTCAATACAGCTTTCTTATAAGCTGGATTAGCGTTTCTTGCAAATTTTGCCATGTTAAATAAGTTTTAATGTTTCTTCAATAGCTTTATTCCAAGCCTTTTCTCTTGTTGGAAATTCTCCTTGAGCAAATATAATTTTTTCATATTATAATTTAAAAAGTTTATTAAAATAATACTCTACCCACATTATAAAAGCTACTATTCTTTTTGTAAACTTTGTCATGTAATATTTTCTTTTGGATTATAATACTTCATTTTAGTTTTATTAGGATTTCTACCTGATAACATTGCACAAAGTGTACTGCTTACTACATTAATGCTTTTAGCTGCTTGTTTTATAGAATTAAATATTTCTTCAGTTTCAGTATTTTCATATTTTACTTTAAACAGCCATTTAATAAAAATGCTTAAAACAATTGCAACAGATGCAATAAATGTAATAATTTCTAATATCATATTTTAAAATTTTTTAATTGCTATATCCAATATTTGTCATAGAATTGTTTGTCTATTAATATATTATCTAACTTTTTCTTCGCTACATCTATAGCAATATCGTAAGATTTGTTAGGATAAGCTGGTGATTTCTTTATATTTTCAAGTTCAGATATATCATAATTTGATACTTTTGACCAAAATTTATCGTCAATTTTATATTCTGGAGTACCTGAAAATATAAATAAGCTACTTACACTAAATTCGATACATCCTTGTGGTATTTTTGTAATTCCTGTAATACCTACTCTATTTTTATATTCTATATAACGAAGAGTAACTAAATCAAATAATTCTGGAGGTAATTCTTTAAGTTTCATATCCAATATTTATCGTAAAATTCTTTATCTGATATATTTGATCCTGATTTAGGATAACATGACATTTCTCTAGCTTCATCTAGTTTATCATCATGGACTATGCTCCAAAAAGTACCTCCTTCTGGGGTTTCACTTCAAGTAAATAAATTAAATACATTATCTTCAAGAATATCATGCCTTGGTATAATATCTGCTACATTGTATATTCTTCCTGTTCTTCGTAATTTATATATCTCACATTCCTTATATCTCAATATAGCAAGATCACGTAATTCCGGTGGAAAATCTTTAATTCTCATATCCAATATTTATTATAAAAATCAATTTCAGTTATTTGTTTATCTATTTCATCATCATCAAAGAATGCTTTACGAGCAGATTTAGGATATGCTGGAGATTTAAATACATAACTCATATTACCCTCATTTACTTTACTCCAAAAATTATAGTCTATACCATGTTCAGGAGTTTCTCTCCATGTAAATAAACAGCCTACATTCCATTCATATGATTCCGAAGGTAGGCTATTACAAGAAAGATTACCTTCTCTTCTTTTTTGTTGAACATATCTTGCTTCTATCAACGCAATTAATTCAGATGGTAGGTCTTTAATTGGTGTCGCCATATATCATAAATTTATAATATAATAATTTCTTTCAGTGATAAATTTAAAAGTATATCCACAATCTTTCAGTTCTTCTTTTTCAGATTCTGTAAGTGTCTTAATTGTTATATTTTTGATTCCTTTAATCTTAGCAGTGTTTAGTTTATACTTTAATTTTTCACAAATCATAGATAATTAATTTTCAAATTGATATAATGGGTCTTTTAGTTTGTTATACTCAACCAACAAAGCGTCATAATCATTTTTAAGTAAATAATAGTCATCTTCGAGTGATGAAAGTTCATCGTTTATAGAATCTAGCTTTTTTTCCAATTCTTCATTCTCTTTTTTTAAATCTGCAATTTGATTTTCAAGATCATCAATATGTGATCTTACGTCATCAAGTATATCCATAAATATCAATTTAAAAATTCAGGAATAGGATCATTATCTTGTATATGAAGCACTAATCTTTTAAATTCTTCCATTGTTAATTCTTCATATCCTTCACGAATAACTGGACAACTATAAATCCTAGCCCAATGTCTAGATAGTTCTAATGCAGAATGAAAATATCTACCATTATAGACTTTATGTTTTACATAATCACTTGATGCATTAGGCATTGTTAAAAAGAACTTTTGTACAATTTTTGTGTTATCTGCTTTTACACACCATTTTTCGGGAAGTTTCTCTCTCATAATAATTTTAATTTAAAAAATAGTGCCCCAGAATCTATCTGAGGCACTATTTAAAAGTTTAATAAAATGCAAAATTATGCATCAACTTCAGCGGAAGCTTCTTTCAGCAGACCTTCAAAGAATTCAATTGAATCTTTAGTTGCTGTCAGGGTATCCTGCGCTGTTTGCAGCCTTTCATAATAAATTTTCACATTCTGTACGAATGCCTTATTATCATTAATAACTGTTTTGGGGTACTTAGCTTTGTTGTAGTTTTCCTGAGCTTCTTCTACATTTACTTCATCATCCACGAGTTTTGCTCTCAAAGCTGCGAGTTGGCTGCTATAAGCAGAATCAGCTTTACGGGCATTACGCAGGGCGATTTCAGTGTTTTCATCACCTTTCAATTGGGCCAGCACTTGTTTTGCGAAGTTTGTTACTTTTTGTGTTGTTGTCATTTTGTTTGTTTTTTAAATGATTAATAAAAAATGAAAAATTTTTGTTATAATATTACCAATTTTTGCTTTTTTGGTGTGGTTTTTACAATCATAGGAGACTGAAATTCAAGACCATCATCTACATCACTATATGATATCCCACTACTTAATTTTGAAGGATATGAACCATCATCATGTATATATTCAGAGGTTTTAGATTCAGCTTTTCTAAATTTCCTTAAATTATAGTATGAATAAAAACCATTAGCTTTTATGAAAAACAATCCTCTGTCTGATGTACCACTATCAATTCCATAGCATATATACCCATCAATAATTGCAATTTTATGTATAACAACCTTAGATAGCCATATACCAATTCCGCTAACCCATCTTGGATTACCAGCTTGATTATAAAATTGATTACCTATTATATTACTATACTCATTAACTATATTCCCATCTAAGTTATCACCTATATTGAATCCACCATGTGCCGTTATACTTAGATAACTCACTCTTGATACTGTGGTTGTTGGTGATGATGGTGGTGATTTATGTACTACTTCATCATCAAAAGATTTTAAAAATTTAACATATCCTTCAGCTAATATCCACACATTTGAAGTACCAGATACAAGAAAACACACTTTATCTTCTATCATTCCTATTTTTGCGACATGTCTATCTCCTATAAAATGGCTTGAACCTACTCCTATAAATGAAGAACCATCATAATAGTTTTTATATTGAGATACCCATTTATTTAAATCTTTTGCATAAAGTATAGACCCCACTACATATCCATCATAACTGTCTAATGTCATCATACTATCTTCTTTTTTAGCTGGTTCATCTGCTGGAATAAGAAACTTTTCAGGAAAATATTTCCTTTCTGCTTTTTCTATTTCTGAAGGTGTAGCAGGTCTTAGATTAGATTTCTTCCAACAAGCACCTGAGCATGTAGTTTTTTCCGATGCATAATACATATCACCACTAAACCCTTTCTTTCCATCATATTGAAATACATGACCTATCACTCCACTATATGCGCCACCGTTTGGGTCTATAAGATTATCTATGACATACCAATTATTATGAATCATTTCAAAGCTGGAAGGTTTTGATGCAATATAAGTGGTAGGACTAAATCCTTCAGGCATTAATTCTACACTTCTCTCTCTAAAAGATTCTTCTGCTTTGTCCTTTGATACATATGTAAATTTACCAGCATAATCAAATATATACACTGATGTACCATCATCTTTCTTTATTTCGTAATATTGTCCTTCTTTTACAGCAGCTCGATTTGCATTATCTTTTAATGCTTTAAGATATCTTCCTACAAATGATGATGATGTCTTTTCAGGAACTTTTTCTACACTTTTTTCAGGTGGTGTAAATCCAATTGGCATTATTCTGAATCCTCGTATTTCTTCTCCAGCTAAAAATCTTGGTGTTTCAGATTCATTTCCTAAATAATTACCATTTTTTAATTTATAGAAACCAAAATGCGTATCAAAGCTGTCAATTTGAACATAATCACCTTTTTTTACCATATAACCATCCACTGTACATCCATTTGCACCATATACTAAGCATTCAAACCATCTTCCTATAATTGATGCTGATGTTGATATTTTATCAGGATGTCCATCAGGTAGGAATTTAGAATATTCTTCGGGAGAAGCTTCACTAAGATAATAAGTTCCTCCCCATGAACCATATTCTTTAGAATAACCACCTTTATATATTCTTTCATCATAATCTATATTTTCTCCATCAACACCGTCTCTTTTGGCTTTGCAAAAATCATGTTGAGTTGACCACGATGTATTTTTATACCATTTTCCTTTTACATAATTTGCCATTGTTTTTTAAAATTTAATAATGAAAACTTAAAAATTTGTACAAAGTACTCTCCTTTGGAATTACAAATTCAGGAGTTGTACTTTTCTTAACAGGAGCTTTTCCCAACATTAACATTTCTCTGATTTCCTGTTTTCTTGCTTCAGAGTACTTATATCCATATTTAAGATAATTTTTAAGTGTATTATTCTTATCACATGGAGATTTGTTAAACACTTTTGTTTCTACAGGAATAATTTGACCTGTATGAAAATTGATTCTTGGTTGAAACCGGTATATAACTCTTGTATATCCGAGTTTTTGGATTGGGGAGAGTGTTCTTTTCATATTTAGATTTATTTAATGTGTCCATTAATCATCCATGAATATAAACAAATTACAAGTAGCATTCCTATAAAAGGAAGCACCCAACTTAACGGGTGCTTCATGTTGTCATATTTGCTTACGGTCCTTTTTTTCATTGTTAATTAGTTATCCTTATAGGAGTCTCCAATTGGTATTGAGGTATATTCAGCACCTTTTTTGGAACATTTCCTTTAAAGTGGTGTCTTAAAAATAGTTTGTGTTTATATTTTGCAGCAGCTTTATCCAATTTCTCCTCTTTTGTATGTTTAAACACGCTGTAATCTACAGCATTTGTAAAAGCAGGTGTTCCTATACTAATCGGAGCATACCCATCATTAAAGGTATTGAATCTCTGCCTGATTGTGATTTCACTGATTGAGCCTCTTGACATAATTTTAAATTTTAAAAGTTATTTAATTGAAAATTGTTTTAACGGAAGGATGTTACAAAAACAACCTGATATCCGCAGTATTTGGAAAGAAAATCAATCTTTCCCTTACTTTTATTACCAATATCACCCTTTCCATTGGGTTCTTTTAAAATTTCAATTTTCTTGTTGGCTCCGCTAACACGACAGTCGTGTTTTTGATTAAGTGCATGTACTACACTTGTTTCTTCATAATTTCTCTGTTTCATCGTTTTTTTAGTTTTAAAAACTTTACACAGAATGTGTATAATTTTAGTTAATAAATAAGGGTTCTGTTTCTCTTGGTTGTGCCAATTCAATACATCCTCCTTCTATAAGAGAATCTAATGACCAACCTCCGTTTTTTATAGAAATGGCTATATGATTTCCTCTGTTAATCATATCTTCAATAATTGCCTCAAAAGGATACGTTACACGATCTCTTACATCCATAAAAAATCCGGGTCCTGATGACCATTGTTTAGGTCTTTTAATAATTCTTACTAAATCGCCTTTTTTAAAATCACTTGTTATCATAATAATTTTTTTAAAACTAAACTATAGTATCATAGGCCAAATAGGACTAAATTTACAAAGCCCTTGCTCAAATGATTTTATGAGCGCATCTTGGGTTATATGATTCCCTCATCTCTTATTTCATAGAAATACTACAATTTAGTTAATTAGTTTATAAATAGAGGTTCGTCCTCCGTTTCTTCAAGAAATTCAAAAGCATTATGTATTATACACCCTCTTTCAACACCCTGTTCACGAGTATTCCATCCACATCCAGTAGAATAGAGATATATAGTATTGTAACCATGCTCCATATATCTACCTATTGCAAAATGATGAGGATTAATTAAATGAGCAATATCATCAAACTCTTTTGCATTTTTGCAGTAGATACCATTTTTACCATCTGCTGTTTTATAGTCATTTACATTTTTCTTCATAGTTAAAAAGAATTAAAAAAAGGAGGGTGAAAATAACACCCTCCCCTTTTATTCATACAATTCAACACAATTTCAGACAATTACCCGGCGAATTTTTCCATTTTCTTCAGGAGAAGAGCTTTACGATCTTCTTTATCCATCAGTTCTTCAGCTTCTTTCTTCAGAGCATTCAGTTCATCGAGCTGGTCTTTCTGTTCGATGATTTCAATGCGGAGCTGGATATCACTTTTCCATTCTTCAACAGTACCACCATCAATTTTTACTACAGGGTAGTTGGTGATGCCCAGTACTTCATAAGCCTGTTCCATAGACTGAGCACGAACAAGGATACCAGAAAAGGCTTTCACCAGTTCAGCGGGGCTTGTTTGTGTTTTAATGTCCATTTCACCGGATGCTGTTCTCACTTTACCATTTGTTTTGTAAACACTGTCAGCGATATGTTTCATACGGCTGATTTTTTGGTTGAGTGATGTCAGGAATTCAGGTACTGAAGAATCAGGACGGAGTGCAATTGCTGTTTCTTTTTTGTCGTTCTTTGCCATTTTGATTTGATTTTTAAAATTATTAATAATTGTGAAAAAAGATGTTTTTAATTAAGAAATTCCATAGGTACAGAATTATCTAAAGATATATCTATCAATAAGAAAAACAAAGGATCATATTCACCACCAACTTCCATTAAATATAAACTAGGTCCATTTTGATACTTCACTGTATATATAGAACCTATTTTTACATAGGCATAATCACTGCTAGTTCTAATAACTTTTTGTCCATTTTTAAATTCTGCCATAAAAAATTAATTTATAAATTGTATTAATATATCTTCATGAGATACATTCTCTTCTTTTTTAGAAACGAGTGTAAAAAATGAAGGTTCATAGCTACTACCAACATTAACTAATAATAAAGTGCTAGTAGTACACATTTCTACAGTGTAGATTTCACCTTTTTTAACACAACCTCTGTCATCTTCTATCCTTAATACTCTGTCTCCGGGATTGAATAATGGTTTTCTCATAAATTAATTTATAAATTCATTAAACATTTCAACATTAGTATTAGAAGTTGGAGATTTTCTCCAAGGAGGCTCAGTGTATTCACCTGTTTCAATACAGTTAAAAAACCAGTTCATCGTATCCACATCCGTTACTTCTTCAAATTCTACACTCGGAGATGTAAGATGTATCTCAGATTTAACAGTTGTAAATACATCCTTTTTATGCGTATGTATTATGTTTTCAGTACCATATTGCTTTTGGAAATAAGATAGTCCTGAACCATACTTTGATGTTTCTATAGGAAACTTTGCAATATATATAACATGATCAATTGTTGATTCTTTTTTCATTTTTATTTAATTTAAAAATTCAGGAATAAACGTAGAATCAGAAGATTCTACTACTATAAAAGCACTTGCATCATAGCTTCTATAATTATCTTCTACTAAACATAATACATTATTAGAAGCGACACTAGCTACTGTATATATTTCTCCATATTGAGCTATTCCAAATGAATCTTTTATTCTTTTTATTTTATCTCCGGGTTTCATATTATTTTAGTTGTTATAGATGAATAATATTGATTTAATTTCTCTGTATATATTGAATTGGGAATGTAAACATGATTTTTCGAGAAAATTACAGCCACTTTAGGAATAAGAAAATCCAGTTTTTCTGTAATTATTCTATATACAGCAGGGTAATCATCAGAATAATAACAATTTGTTTTCTTAATGCGAATTTTTGCATTAGATGGATAATTGAAATATAATTTTGTTGTAGATGATCCACTCATAAAATGATTTTTTAGATTAAATACGATTTATCTCCCTCTGTATCTTCATCAATACTCTCAGTAATTTCTTGTGCTATGTAAATTGCTAATAATATAACAATTATACATAAAATTATTTTGGCAAGCATAAGTAATTGAATTTTAATAGATTATAAAAAGAAAAGCAGCCCTAGATTAACTAGAGCTACTTTTTCTGTTCCCCATCCTTATACCCGTTGTTCCAATATAGTTATTTCATTTTTGATTCGGGCGATATCCTTTGCTGTAAGCAGTACGGCGAGGGCTTTTTTACCTTCCTCATCATACATCAGTTCTTCCGGTTTATAGGAAGATACAGCACCTTTAATAGGTTTTACGCCAGCTTCAAGCTGTTCTTTTAAAGCCTTTAAAGCTTTTTTCCTTCTGGCTACAGTCTTAGGATCAGTAGCAAACTTCTTTGACATTGTTGTTGTCTCCATTTGATTTTGTTTTATTGATTTATTAAAAAGATTTTATAGTGATCTCATTATCAATAACATATAGATATTCTTTAGATGTTCCCTGACAATCAATTAAGTAATATTGCCCCTTTGTATGCTCATGACTAGCTATACGTTTCATTGTAGTATGACCAACCACTTGAATTATTCCTGCTTTTGCTATTAATTCTGCATCTTTCATAAGACTTCTTGGTCTTATCCATATAGGAGTTTGACCAATATTATCACCAGTGGATTCAAATCCATTGAAACAGAATGCTTTAGGATGATGTTTCCATACATCATTTACAGCATCTGCTATATATTGTGCTGATAATGGTGTATCTACTTCAGGTGTATTTTCTGTAAACCATTGAATACCTACACCAGCATGTGTACAAAGAATATTGTCAAAAGCATATGCCATTTGTAAATGTTCTCTGTTTTCATCAATCACTTGATTTATATTATGAGCTACACCAGATTGATATCCAGATGTACCTGTATAACCTATTTCAGGGTAATAATGGCAATCATGATTTCCTATAAGTAATATAACTTCTTTTTCGGATGTTTTCTTAAATTCAACAATTTCTTTAAAATTATGAATTTGTTCAACTCCAGATATATCTTGATATGCATCAAAATAATCCCCAATAAATATAAATCTGTCAAACTGTTCTGTATCCTTTATATATTTCCAAAAACTCTTCCCATGCGTATCCCCAAGTATTATTGTATTCATTTATTATTTTTTTAAATTACCGTGAGGTTGACAACGGTTAGCACGCCGTTTGGTTCCCGGTTATTTCTGGTTTAATCCCTTCGTATTCGTTTAGTGATTGTTTGATTTTCTCCCTTAAAATCTTCCCTTGTTCAAACCTTGTAGACTTCCACTGATGCGCATTTACAAACCCCATCACTTCGTCAAGCTCTTCACCTAAAAGAACTATATACTCATTTAGTGCGCCCAGCAAATTATTAGCCATCTCACGCTCTTTGGCTACCTCCTGTTTATAAAACTCCGCTGCTTTCTCATTAAGCATTTCAACCATTCTGGAATAACTAATTTCTTCCTTATCCCATAGATCGGTTATCTCCCGTACATTGGCTACTATGAAAGCCTTAGTCATGCTCTGTTGTGTACCGTGGTTTACCTCCCGTCCACCTACTCCATCTGATTTGTCACGGCCATTGTTGAAGCCGTTATATTTTTTATCCATTGTTCCCGTATTTTTCGGTGAGAAATATTGTTAATTATTTTTTCGTCCCGCTGTGAAACCGATTGTAAAACCAAGTACCAACCCGCCAACCCATATTGATATATACACTGCTATCATTTCCCGTATTTTTCGGTTAGGAATATTGTTAAAAGTTCTTCGGTGGTATAAGTTTTAGTATCATCACCGTACATGAAATACCATCCGTCCGATCCTTGATTGTAATTAAATCCTATCCAATCGGAAAAATCCTTCGCAATCTCAAGACCTTTGGTGAGGCCGTCACCATATATCTCTTTATCGAAGAACCCATACCCTTTCAATTCTTCACTCTCCT